ACGGATATGATGTGTCTGGGTTTGAGACAATCGACTTTGGTCCCGGATTTCTATATTAAGCCAGGCCAAGCTCTTATTATCGCTTATGACTTGACAGGGCTAGGTATGAGGCGCTAGGACCATCCCTACCCGCCCGCCCTCCCGCTATGCTATAGGCATTCCTCCAAATAGTCTAGTCGGCTGTCACCTGTGGTTTGTCAAGACATCTATGCGCGCACAGGAACCATCGGATGACTTTTGGCCCGGTGATCCATAAACCAGTCCAGCCAACACAAAATCAGTTATTTTAGGTACGAGGGTTTAAATTAGTGAAAGCTAAGCTACGGATTCTACTACAGATTATAGTATACATATATAGTAATAATAAAAGCGCAATGCCCTATACTTATATAATGACGCGCGCGAGGGAACCAGTCATTCAATATACTCATCATTCAATATACTCAAGTCAATATTTTTTTATATATGCTTACCCCCGGGCAAAATTATTACTAGGTTTGGGAAGGAATTTCCCCTGTAAATTCAGGAACTTACCCTTCATTAGTTTAAACGTTCGTACCGTCAGTCTTGCGTTTTTGGCAACGAAATCTTATACTTACCCCTGCTCATCTCGTACGGAGTTATCGAAATGCGCAAATCAGCAAGAATCCGAGTCAGGATAGATGATAAGACATTTACACTTTACCTCAGCTCGCACGGGACGCCAGCGTTCATACGAGACGTGATTAGACGAGGCGTTAGAGGCAATAGGCGCGATATTAGCCATGATCCAGAACGGCTAATGTGGCGCTGTTACGATGTCTTGCGTAATCACACTATTACTGTCTCAGCCTTTCCAATCAAAGATATCGTCTGGAAATACGAGTTCGATCTCACCACTGATATTATACCGATAGTCAAGTACCACGGCTTTGGCAGTGATCGTGAATCTCCTCTGTTCGAATGGCTCGGCTCTGATCGCAGCATCGCCAAAGCCAAAACCGTTGCTCACCTCGCTGAACGCAGGGGCAAACAGCCAATCGGACGGCCATCGGGTACGAGACAAGTAGTCATGAAACACGGCGAACGTCAACCCGATTATATAGACGAAGCTACTGGCAAAGCAGTTTACAAGGATTAACAGGAACGATGGCAGACTCAAGCAAAATAGATTGCCAAAATCTCGTATAAAATCAAAGACTTAGTCCTCAAACCCCCTGTGACTCCGAGCTTTACTCTCTGGTAAAATTGAAGTATAATATGCTCGCCGCGCGACTGCGGTTAAAAGGAGATCCAAATGCCCCGCCAAACCCCTGCTAATCCCAAGGTTGCCGCTTGGGTGCGCGCATTCGAGCAAGTCGAGCAGAATCGCCAGGAGGAAGCCAACGGCGATTCGCCGCTAGACTTGCTCGGTGATGCCTATCTTTGCTTGGTCGAAGCGTTCTCGGCCAAGCTCTGCGACGGCCAAGATCGTCACCCGGACGACCCCGCCATCGACGCGCTCTATATCCTGCGCGAGGTCGCTTACAAGCTACGGGCGCGCGACCCAATCGAAGCGCTTCTTACCTATCCCGAGAAGAGCGCTAGACACTGGTGGGACGATACGCCCGAACAAAGCGCCCGGGAGCTAGCCAAAGGATTCGAGCAGCACCCAGCGCCGAAGCAGTAGACAAACGCAGGGCGGGACTTCCACCGCCCTTTTCCCTATACACCCTGTGAAACATAAGGAGAAGAGAAATGCCCAAACGCAAGTTCAAGCGACAGACAAAACTCAACGCCCTCATCAGGCGCGAGGCGAAGTTCAATCAGGTCGTCGAGGCAGTGCTCACTGCCAAGAAGCTCGTCATCGATACCGAGAAGGATCTGAAGCTGCCCCGCAGCGATTGGGAGGATAAGCTCGGTGACGCCGAGGAGTATTTCAACGAGCTTCGTGACGAGGCCGAGTTAAAAGGCGTTAAGCTCTGCGGCAATGACGTTGACGAATGGCTCGAAGCTCAGAAAGACTACGAGGAGCTTTTTGGCAGTCCCACGGCTGAGCATTGCTTTGGCGAATGCTCCCTTGAGAGTGCCGAAGTCGTTGATTCCAAAGGGAAAAAGACGAGGGTAATTTAAATGAGTAAGAAATTGACGCGTTCTGAGAAGCAGGACGACGAGGGTGAGAAAATCTGGTGGGAAGCCGATATCTGGGAAAGGCACGAGGCTATGTTCCCTGATCTGCGCCGCGAGGTTATCGTCTCGCTCAGCCACGATCAGATAGGCTACCTTATGGATCTCGTCAGCGAGGCTGTGGACGAAGAAGAGGCGAATGACGAGCAGCCGGTAGCGAAATTCATCTACGCGGCACTCAGCTTGGCGCTCGAACACGCCAGCAAGGAGCTGGCGAGCGATATTGACTCGGAGGAGGAGCGCAAGGTCAGAATGAGGGACAGACGCGAGGCCGGAGAAGACTGGGACGGTTTTCTGGCTGAGTGCAAGGCAGCTGTCAAAGGTTCTCGACGACGGGCATAAGGCAGGGAAGCCCAAAAGAAGAACTCGGGCCGGGACTCAAACCGGCCCATTTTTCCCTAACTAACCCTGATAAACCGGAGAAAGAAAATGGCGAAAAGTGACTTCAAAAAGACCTTGCTTTGGGCACGGGGCCGCGAGCACAAGCTGCGGCGCGAATTCGAGTTAATAGTCAGGGAAGCGCAGACCTGGCAGCATGGTAAGGACTACCGCTATTCCCCGCTCGATCAGCAGGGGCATTTCAACTGCGAGGATTACCTCGGTTGGCTGATAAGGCGCCAGCAGGAGGTTTTACGCCATCTTCTCTGGCATAAGCGCAAGCTCAGAGCCTTCTGGGCACTTGCCGAGGCTTGTGAGAAGGGCTTGTCCGGAGGGGTACCTAATGGCTAAGAAGCGACCGCAGTGGAAAAAGGATCTGAAGCTTCCTCACGAGCTGACGAAGGAGGATATCATGCTTTTCTACGGCTACGTCGGCATGGCTCTGAACGAATTCGATTTGAATGAGCAGAAGACCGTAGCCAGCTTGAAGCCGGAACGGGTCCAATCAGTCATCCACTGTCTCTGCGAAGCGCTGCGCACTGTCGAGGTGGCTAATGGCGACGATTAAATCTCACCTGGAAGAGCTATCGACCCAGATATGGGTAGCGCGCTCGGCTATGGGTACGTTCTATATCGAGGCCGAGAGCGTTCACGGCAGCGTCAGGATGCTTCTCGATGAGGCAGAAGCCCAGAAGCTCTGCGCCGCGCTGCTGGAAGCACTGAAACCAAAGGAAAAAGCCGATGATTAAATCAACCGTCTTTGCCTTGAGCCGCGACGAGCTCAAGACAACGATCCAGGCACTCGAATACCTCCACGATATCGCCGAGGACAAGGACAACGTACCACTCGAACAGCAATGCGAGCAGATCACGCGCAAGTTGAAGAGGCTTGCGCAAGCGCTTGAGAAAAGTGACCCCGGCTGAGGCGCGCGTGCTATAATAGCGGGTCGGCATCCTAAGTTAAAAAAGGAGACTCAAATGCCCCACAAAGATAAGGCGCCCGACCCGCGCTGGCAGTGGAAACCGAAACGCAAGTTCCGGCCCCGGCCAAAGCCGAGAAGGCCAAAAGACAAAACCGTAATCTGCTACGGCTGGAATAGCGATGGCAAGGACTCGCGCCTCTGCCGTGCCGCTGGCTGCACGCACCCTGCTCACCGCTTGGTCCGCGTTTATCCGCGCAAGCCAGATAGCAAGGCCCGCAAGCTGCGTGAGTTGCGCGCAATCCGTGCCTTCTATATCAGACGGACGGCCGAGCAGTGGAAATACCCGAAGTTGGAAGACGTTTGCTAAACCAAAGAAAGGAAACCGTCATGTTGGGTCCGCTGCACCTTCTGGCAATCGGCCTGCTCGTTCTCATCGTCTGGCTAGAGGTACGCCAATGAAGATCCGTAGATATCCTGATAACTGCTACGCAGTGGTTATCCGTGGCAGGCGCGGGGCCTGCGCCCCCGACACACGCCGCGCTCTCGAACGCTGGCTAAAGAGCGGCCTAATCAAGTCAGCACGCACCGACAAAAGAAGGAAATAGTCATGCTCATCGACAAGATCAACCTAGCGATCAAAACCCTCAAGCTCATCCGCGCCGAGGTTACTGCGCCGCATATGCGCAAGAACCTCTCAGACGAGGATTACTGCGATACCACCGACGAGTTCCTCGAACGTGAGATAGATCGCGTCGTCCAGATCTACTGCGCTCACGAAATCCAGAGCGAAATCGAACGCACCTGCGGAGACAACTAACATGCTCAAACACAGCTTCTATTATCTCGCTGGCTATACCGAGAACGACTGGCTCGGCAAGGTACCGACCGAGCCAAAACACTTCCTCGAACTCGTGGTCGGGGAAATCCAGGAGGGCAACTTCGGTCCGTGGGAACGGCTCGAAGTGCGCAGGCCAGGCAAGCTCGTCGCTACGGCCAATAAGAAACTGCGGCTCGGCGGGCCACCGGAATACCTCTACAAAGTCAGAGTCTACGGGCCCAAGAAAGATATCAAGACGATCAAAGAGTTGCTGGAGAATGAGTACGGCAAGGGCTTCAACCGCACCGATCCGAAGTCGATGCGCAAGCTGCTCTGGGACCCGGTAAAGGAGTAGCCATGCTCAAAGAGAAACTCACCGAAACAAAGAAGGCTCAGATGCACCGCGACGCCAAGAGACTGCGCAAGGCGGTTGAGACTTTGCTGAATCTCGAACCCGAACTCACCGGACTCGCCAACGTCTGCGACTGCATGAAGTATCTCGAAGCCATAGCCAAAGAGTTAACCCGGAGAACGAAATGAGTAGACCCAAGATCTGGCACCAAATGCTTGCCCGTGAGTTCCGCGCTACGCTCGCCGGTGGCAAGGACCCGCAGCAGATGACCGATGCCGAGCTGGCAAGAGTGGCAGAGCTCAAGATCCGCGTCCAGTACCATAAGGACGAATCGTGGCACGTCTTCGTCGGCTCGGAGCACGAGGTCACGCATTACGTTATGGAGATCGGCTCGGACGATGACGACTTCCACTTCTATCTCTTCGATGATCCGCAGAAGAGGTACGTCGTTTGTTTCCCGATGCCCGCCGACTGGCTAAGGTTGATCTTCAAAGACGAAAATATGAGCGAAGAGGAAATCGTCAAACAAATCGAGAAGAGTCACAAATCAGACCAAGAGTTGGGATATCGGCGTTGCTATGGTTTGGAGGATTGTGGTGCTATGTTCCGCCACATCAGTGAAGTAGTAGATCGCGCCATCGCCGCGCGCGAGGCAGAGGAGACGGGTGAAATCCGCGCTGACCGCAAGTGACCTAACCCTGCTATAATATAGGGTCGCATAACTAGGAGACTCAAAAATGCCAGTCGAAAAGAAGGCCGGTTGCACGGTGATTACCGGCAACGCCATTCGTATCTACCAACTTAACGTCGCTATCCAAGCGATCAGGCTCGAAGCCAGAGGGTTGCGCTTCAAAGGCGGCAGCGTCAAAGCCGCGTGGGCGAGGAAATTCGATCTCTCGTCACGCACGCCCGCCGCCGACGTGGTCGCCAAGATCTATGCCGAGATTAACAGAATCAGAGAGGAGGGCGTATGACAACGTATAGAATCGATTTCAAAGAGCTGGCCAACTTCATCGAGAGCCTGCCCGACGATGAGAAGGACCCGAACTTCAACCACGACAAGGAATTCTTCTACTGGGAAGATCACGACGGGGCCTACTATGACCCGCTTACGGGCTTCGGTGGCATCGGCTATCCCTATGATCCGCGGGACGAGGAGCGCCACGTCGAGGGCTACAAGCCACCGCCCGAGAATCTCGCCCAGTTCGTCGCCGAGCACGGGGCCAAACCGCTGCCTCCGCTCCCCGGTGAAGCCGAACCCGAAGCCATCGAGTATGATCCCGAGGCGGCCAGGGAGATACGCAAGGTCGCCCAGGAAATCCATTCGGACGACGGTGAGAACGGCCCGACGTGGCAGAGGTTTATAGGCGAGCAGGGCGGCGATGACTGTATGGATGAGTGCGGCGGCTACCTGCTTATCCAGCTCGATATGTTCGATGAGTTCCTAAAGTTCAAATACAACGTGCCGCTGCCTGACTACGGCAGTTGGCCGACCGGTGAGAAGTACGTTCCCTAAACAAAGGACACCCTTGCCGACTCCGGCTGGAGCACCTAGTGAAAAGCAATGACCCCGGCTGACCGAATCGCGCTATACTATAAGGTCGCAACCTAGGAGACTCAAATGCCCACAATCAAACCTGCCTATCAAAAAGGCAATTGGAAAGTAACCGGTTGGTGCTGCCGCTCTGGCCTCTGCATCGACTGCCACAGCCGGGGTAATCACGGCCATCTCGAACGGCGCGTGCGCCGGATCATTACCTACGGCATATCCCGTGACTGGGCCGAGTACGTCGCCTCTAACTGGGCGTCGTACGAAGCCAAGGCGCAGGAAATGCTCGGTCCCCCGGAGGTCATATGAACCACATCAAAGCCGTCGAGGATGCCCTGGCTAACGGGCATATCTGGGCCCTTATGACTAACGGCCGTTACTGGAAACTGCGCCGTAACGGTCAGACGAAGCTCTGGAAAACGCGCCCGGATGACTTCCGTATCCCGGTCAAGTGCGGGCTCAAATCCTGCGGTTATCTCACGCAGGATTCCCCCATCGGCTTGACTATCGCTACTCACCCGGACTTCCTGGTTAGCTCAACCGATCCTAACGTGAAGGAGAAGAAAAGTGCCTAAGCCAGAAGACTACAAAGCAATCGCCGCGTGGGGTCGCATGATGCGCTCCTACCAGTACTATATCGACGCCCAGCAGGAGGAAGCTGCCCAAGACAACGCACCCATCGACGCTATCTTCAAACGGGAAAGCGGCTGGCGTACGCTGCGGAACGTGGAGAATCCCGAAACCCGTGCCTACTTCCGTGCTCAGCATCCCGATCTGGTTCCTTCCGAATGGCTACCGCCGGGCGTGAAGGAGATACGATGAGCGAGGAGGCACTGGCTGAGGCACTGCGGGAACTGCTGGCTCGTGTCGAACTGGCGAGACTTGGAGAGGATGTGTGCGGCACCTTGGGAAAGGCGCGTGCCACGCTCCAGGCATATATTCAGGAGAAGCAAATGGCTAAGAAAAAGGCTGAGAAGGTGAAAGTAGTAGCTGGCGACGACGATCACGAGGCGAGCGAAGCCGAGTGCTCGCTCCAATTGCTACGGTTGGGATTTACGATAGTGCACAAAAACTCCACTACTCCAGTTACCGAAGAGGAGTTGCTGGAGGTAATCAGGAAGGAAGCTGAGGAGAGACGCAAAAATGAAAAGGAGGTATAAGTGCAAATCAGAGCTGCGCGAGGGCGACGATCATAAGATGCATCGCTGGTGCAGCAAGCATCGTTCGTGGTTCTGGGGAGAAGATCGCGTCTGTATCTATGTTAAATATCTGGAGATATAAAAATGTCACAAGCAATAATGAACGATTTCCATACGGCGAAGCTGGCTAAGAAGCTTCTCACCGAGCGCATCAAGCAGACAGTCGAGAAGCTGATCGAAGAACGGCAGTGGACTGCCGAGGTCAGCGAACCGACCCCTAACAACCTGTTAATCCACGTAAGGAGGGCCAAAGCCGGTCCGATGTTCTTCGAGATCAAAATAAAGGAGTCCTGGTGATGGCAATGGAAACCGACGAGGATAAGGCTACCGCCAAACAACTACGTGAGACTATGGAGTTGGCAGTGACTCTTGCCGAGTCTCTTCGCCAAAGAGGTTACAACGTATACATCAGTATCACATACAGTAATCCAAGCGGAAGGTACTACGAACCAGAGGTCTCGATTAAGAAGGCAAATTTCCAAAAGGCTAATCTGTAGACTTTTTGATGAGGATCGAGTATACTGCCCGAGCATCGACTAATTTCTCTCAACCGTAAGGGTGATTTATGGCAACGAAGAACGTATCCAAAGACGAAGCATCTGAAATTGAGCGCTTGCGGGCCGAGAATGCCGCACTCAAGGCAGCCGCGCCTCGCGTGAGTATGAAGGTGAGCGTGAAGGGCGCGCTCTCCGTCTACGGGATGGGTCGGTTCCCGGTGACCCTGTATAAGGAGCAGTGGCTAAAGCTTCTCGGACTGGCCGACGAGATCCTGGCCTTCATCGAGAAGAACGAGCACAAACTCAAGGCAAAGAACTCGGACTGACCTATGAGCAAGTGTATCCTAGGCTGCGGCCGGTCCCTGGCGACCGGCTCGCAGACTCAAATCTGTAGTACCTGCCTCAGTAACCTCGCCGGGTGGCGGCGACGACCAGCCGCCCACCGGATCAAGTATCGCGAGAGGTGGGAGCTGGCCGGGCGACGTCAAGAGGAGATAATCAAATACCCCAAAGGATACAAAATCCTTGGGGGCCGACCCGTCGAAACACATATTCCACTCAAGCCACTCAAAAAAGGAGATAAGCTGTGGAAAGCGCTAGAAGCCAAGCGATTGTCGAAAGTTACAAAACCAACGGACGCGGACCGACGCTCCACGACTTCAAAGGTCTAACGGATTCTCACCTCTACGCCGTTCTCCATAAGGCCGGAGTCAGGCTTAGAGGGCAGCGTAGGGTAAGCCGCGCCGCGCGCAACAAACGTCGTCGGGAGCTTTATAGGAAGGCTCTAGGGAAGGCCAACGCCCGGACCCGTAGGGGAGGCAAGGGTCCGCAAAGGCCCCAAGGTAGAGCCCCGTATAAGCCCCGTAGGCAAGCGTCCAACGGGGGGGCCGCAGATGCCCTAGTTTATCTCGGCAAGGCCAGGGAGAGGCTTATAGCGAGCGTAGAGGGGGCCCAAATAACCGACTGCGCGGCAGCACTCGGTCTAGTCGCTCTGGCTATCGAGGCTCTGGGCGGCGAGTGACTACTTAATGGCCCGGGGCATTATGACCGGGCCTTTCTTTTGTCTATCGTACTTCGGCCAGTAGACCTCGCGGCCAGCCTCGCCCGACGAACCTACCAACCCTGTTTGAATGAGGAAAGTCATAATCTCGTTGAACTCCCGCAGCTTGATGTGGCGGCACTTCCTTACCAGGAAGGAGCGCGGACATAAGCCTTTCATAACCAGGGCCTTCTCTTTCTCATCGCGGGCATCGAACACGAAGCGACGTACCATAAAGATCACCCGCTCGATATGTTTCGACTGAGCCTCGGTGTAGCTGCGCGACGAACTCTGGTCTATACGCACGAACCATCTCTCGATTGACCAGATCGAGAACCCGACAGCCCAGTTAGCAATCTCTCGCGTGATTATCGGTTTCTCCGGGTCGATGCCGACGGCAACCAACCCGGCTATAATAAGCGCATTCTGGTGGGCCCGTCCCCACATCTCGGAGCCGCGTTCGGTATGCTCAGCCTGCTCTACTTGATATATACGGAGGTCATTGAGCGTCTGCCATGCCTCGTAGTCAGCATAGCCAACATCTATGAACTCTCCCGGGACTACCTTTATCTTGTCGAACTCCTTGAATTTATCCTCGATGGCTGAGGGAAAGAGCCGTGAGGCTGTCGTTACCTCCTCGTTGGGGAGACTGCGCTTCTCACCGGCATCGAAGAGCAGGAAACGGTTTACTAGACCAGTCGCATAATCGGTATTCGTTATGGCTTCGAGCAGCTGTTCCGGTTGCGTGGTCGCTATTACCAGAAAGAAAGGATTTTCCAAAGGTGGGATCGGATTCTTGCGCGCGGGCATTCCCGGTACTAAGGTAGCTGCTGAGCCGTAGAGTGAGATGACGTGCGAGAGTATGGCGTTCTCCGGCCCCGACAGCGAGCGGCCCGAAGCCTTCAGGTAGCGGGCAGCCTCGTCCCATATCCAACAGGCGATATGAGGCGGTGTCGATATCAGATCGAGCATCGCATGATAAGATTGCGACGCGCTGAAGCAATTCCGTTCAAGACCGAGCTTCTTGGCTAATATAACAAGCGAGTCCTTGACATGCTTCTTACCACCCGCCGAGCCCGCTACGCACATAAAATATGGTTGCAGGGGTGTATCGAGGCCCACGATCCTGTATCTATTGCGACTCGCTAAGGCAGTAGCCATAAGACCGATTGCCAGATCGAAGAGTGGTTGTTTGACTAGCGACTTGCGTCCGACCCACCTCATTATCTCGCCTACCAGTCCTGGCACCCTGAAATGCCGGGGATCTATTTCACCGACCGGTTCAGCGGCGATACTATCAGGAGGGGTCTCGTCGTTATCGGGCATGAAATCCGCAACTCTTAGCCACCGGCGCAGGTTCTGGATCGCCTGCGGTGGCATGAAGTTCGCCAGCGTCGGCAGTCCCTGGACGTGGCCGCCCTCGCGATATCGCTTGATCGTATTCTCTATCGTCCCGTCCCGATCCTTGATTTCCTCGTCGTCACTGCTGGCGGCGTCGCGTACTGCCTCCATAAAGGTCCGTACGTCGCGCTCATTCCACTTAGCGTGCAGCAGTGCGCCGGTCAATGCATGAACGTAGTCGTGGCGTCCGCCCTCCTCAGGATAGTACCAGGCGGCAACCGAAGCAGCCGCTATCTTATCGACTAGCCGCCTGAGCTCGAACCAGCTAAGCTCATGGATCTCCCTATCGCAGTCGATCTGGTACCGGTCGCCGCTCGGGTGAGTAGAGCCCGGCAGCACCGTCTGAGTACGGTTCGAGCGGATCTCAACTATTATGCCTATCTCCTTGACTTGGTACTTCTGGGTCTCGGCATGCTTACAGCGAAAGATATAGTGAGAGCCCGGGGCATTAGTGCGTCCATACACCAAGGTATCAGGCAGGAAGTGCTGAGCGGCTACCTGCGCCTCGGAGGTATCCAAGTCGACATCTATGGCCCAGTTGGAGGCTTCTCCCCATAGACCGCCCAGGTTATCCCCGTTATGGAAGTATTTGTTTACCGTCGCAGGGGTAATGCGTAGCTCGGTCCAGCCGTCGGCCGAACCGTTATAGCCCTTTGGCCTCTTAGTCCCTGCCAGGAGTGGTACTGAGTAGATACCCCTCGCTAGCCATCGAAGTGCGTGTTGCGCTGCATTGAAAACTTTACGCGGACCTCTAGCTGCGCTATTATGCGTGTGCATCTTCAGACCTACTACTGAAATGTGTCCTCTCGGCCCGGGTTAAGTTCGCGCTTCCCGGGCCACCTTTTGAGTCCGTTGACTTGATTCCTTCCTTTCGTGAGCGAAAAGCGCTATTATACTCGCGGCGGAGCGATTAATAAAGTTGTAACACACCCGAGGCATTGGGACGTATGAGTATTGTGATCGTCGAAGGTCCGGACGGCTCTGGCAAGACTACTCTGATCCGCAGACTACGGGAGGGATCGCAAAGGTATTTCGTGACGGTCTCATTCTCCGGTCCACCGAAGAGAGTATGGCAGATTCAGAGCGTTCTGCACTGGATAGAGCAGAGCATCTATCTTGACGTACCGATCATCTGCGACCGGTTCCCTCTCATCTCCGAATCCATCTATGGCCCCATCCTGCGGGGTAAGAATCTGCTTGACGAGACTGAAGATAGTAACTTGAGAGCGGCTACGGAAATTATCAGGCGGGTAACCAAGATCATCTACTGCCGCCCGCCGATTCCAATTATTCGCGAGAACGTAGTCCATAGTACGATCCCTCACCTGCTCGGCGTACTTGAGAACTTGAACAAGATCGTAGAACAGTACGACGAGCTTATGGATCTACTGAGGGACGAGACTACCATCGAGACCTATGACTTTACCGACGAACGGGTCATTAAACCGGTAGAGGAGTTGTTCTTCCAATGAATATCTTCGATGACGTAGGGACCTTCCATCGGAAGATGGGATTACCGGTATATTATCCGACACAACCACCGAGCTGGCCCGATAGAGACGTGTTCCTCCACCGAATCGCCCATCTCCACGAGGAACTTGATGAGCTAATCATAGCGCATGGACGGTCGGATATGATTGGTGCCGCCGATGCCCTTACGGATCTTATCTGGGTCGCCTGCGGTACGGCTCACTTCTTGAATCTTCCCTTCGACGCTCTTTGGATGGAGGTACGACGTGCGAATATGGAGAAACGACCCTGGCGTGCCGGTGATATCGTTAAGCCACGCAATATCGTCCATATCGAGATTGTAAAGCCGTCCGGTTGGGTAGGGCCGGATATCCACAAGGTGCTCTATGGCAGTTGATGTGGAATGGGCTCTCCCGCTCTACCTTAAGGCAGCGCGGAAGGAAACCGCAGGTTACCAAGCCATAGGCAAGGTGGTTCAGGACGTAACGTATCACAGGGATTACCTGCCCGACTGGACTCTTAAGGACTGGGGCTATGGATCGAATAAGGTGGCTCAACTGGAGAGGAACTATGTCAACCAGGAAGAGTTTAATAGAGTTCGTACCGTACTCAGAAAACGCGACGACGGCAAGTATACTTCTGTGGCGGTCTCTCTGCGCGGTCAACCGAAGGATTCAAGGTCTCAAGGATGGTGCATGCTCTCCCTGGTTATATCTAGGACCAAGGAATGGACTCGGGTCGAAGTGCAGTACCGCACGACGGAGCTCATCCTGAAGTTCGCAGCCGATATCTGGTTTTTGGTGGTAGTATGCGACCAGCTACAGATAAAGCCACAGCTCTATACCTTTCGCTTCGCCAACTGTGCTTTGTCAGGCGCATATTTCCCCTACCTGGTCGATAAGACGGATCTGGTAAAGTTCCTCGATCAGATTCACGATGCCGATCAGGATTTCTTCTTCAGAACGACACGTTTCCTGCTGAAGGCGTCTTACCGGAAGAATCAGTATATGCCCTTCAGTCCGGAGCGGTTGTCTCATAGATTCCTTTGGGAGCGGGGGACAGCACGGCAGATCAATGCGATACGTGACTATCTGGAGCCACTGCACCGTACGACTGGCCGCCCGCTTCCAAAGGATTTCCACGATAGTTCGTATATCCCCAAAGGTAGGAGAGTCAAAAATGAAAATCTGTCTGATCGGTAGTGCTAACCGGTTTCTCGATAAGTTCCGCGAGATTGACGAGAAGCTGACTCTGGCTGGTCACGTTGTCTATTCGATTGCAGCGGTCAAGAATATCATTCCCGGGATTGGCGAGGAGGGTAAGGAAACCCTCGATCTCGTTCACCTGCTCAAGATCCAGGAATCCGATGCCTGCTTCTGGGTTACGGATGAAAGCAAGTATGCTGGGGCTTCGACGCAACGCGAAATGCAGTGGGCAATTATGCAGGATATGGCTGTCTTAAGTGATGCAGATCTGGACTACTTGCTAGATAATATAAAGGAAGGCATGCCCGAATTCAGCAAGGTATAGCAATGAGGTACTTCGGTAGTTTCAGCGACGCTCATACGGCGCTAACACAGGACTTTCTCCAACGTGCGTACGTTATACATACCGATAAATGGCAAGCGATTCCAATATCTCGTAAGCCTGAACTGGCAATGCGTGAATTGTTCAATGTTAGTTTCGCTGTATCAACGAGCGGTAATGAGGAAATCTTATCTTGGCAGAAGGATATTCTGCCCAACCTGCCTTTTGCTGATGACCATTTTGAAGAAAGGATTGGGGGGTACGGTACTAATCCTGGTACCGCTTGGAAGAGCTGGCCATGGGCAAACGTTGCGGACGCGCATCGCACTGAGGGAGGGAGATTTACGCATACTTACCAAGAACGATTCTGGCCGACTAACCTAGAAGACAAGGGAGCAAAACCTAATGGTATACGGTATCCGTTCGGTGATTACAACAATCTTATCGAACATCTGCGCGCTGACCCTCTCTCTCGCCAGGCGTACCTCACAATCTGGTACCCGGAGGATCTCGCTTGCCCTGGCAGGAAACCTTGTACGCTCGGGTACCATTTTTTCCAGCGGCACGAGTATCTCCATATCACGTATTATATCAGGTCATGTGATTTCGTTCGGCACTGGCGAGATGATTGTTATCTCGCGATGCGGCTCCTTCTGGACTGTCTCGGACGGCTCCGGCAGATGGACAAACGGTGGAATACTGTCCGACCGGGACTCTTCACAATGCATATCGTCTCCCTCCATTGTTTTGTGAATGACTATGCTAAAATGAAAGCTGTATGCGAATCTACAAAACAAAATTTCAAAGACTCTGAGTAAATTATGAAACCGAAGTTTACAGCTCGATTCTTCAGAAACGATGGAAGAGGCTTTGTGCAGGTTTGGCAATCGGAGGAATATCCGAGACTGCAAGTCTGGGTATTCGGGGTTGTAGGATCGACCAAGATCTATCGGCAGTACCGGATCAAAGACTGGAACGCGGAGGTAGACTCACTTGAAAGCGCAATCAAAATCTGTGATAGCGGTAAGAGACGGTATTGTTACGGGCTTCCCGGCCCCTATCTCTATACCGGAACTATGGACCTCTTTGGTACCGGAGTACCGCAGCAGAAACTACGGCCAGGCGATCTTCACCGTCCTTTGGGACCCTATTCTAATCGCCCAAATCGAAGCGATCAGGACAACCAAGGTAAAAAAGCGTTGCGACACCTACCTGATACCCGACGAACTGGAAAGGGTAAGGAATAGATTTTGGGGCAAGAGCAAGAACGTCGGCATCAGGTTCGGCTTTGAGAAAACCGGGCGTGGCTATAACGAGGAGCGTGGTGACTACTGCCTGCTCTCTGGCAATATCGATGGCAAACACTTTACGGCTCACTATCGCAGCCTTGAGATGATCAGCGGCTTCGCCCCCGACCTCTGTCTGATCAACAAGCTGCCAGCCCTTCTGAATCTTTCGATGTGGAAGACCGTGACTTTCGTTACGGATAACTGTTTCATCTTTGGCTTAAAGGATAATAGCGGTGAGCAACTCTACTACGACCTCAGAGAACTCTTCGACAATTACAAGGGTTAGTCGTCACGATACTCTGATGCAGATAGCCGAGATTATGTCTCAGCGCTCTACCTGTCTGAGATTACAGGTAGGTGCATTGGTAGCCGTTGACGGTCGCATTCTCGTTACCGGTTACAACGGTGCGCCCTCCGGCCTGGCGCACTGCATACCCGAGGTCTGTGGACCAGATCAGCCGTGCACACGGGCAGTCCACGCGGAAGCCAACTGCATCGCCTTCGCCGCCAAGAATGGCATCTGCCTGGATGGCGGCACGATGTATACGACTGACTCTCCGTGTTTTAACTGTAGCCATTTGATAATAAACTCGGGTATAATCGAGGTCCGGTATAAACGTGAGTATCGCGATCTGGTGCCGATAGGGTGGTTGAACCTAGCAGGGGTTAAAACAGAGATTTACAATGAGCCTCTACGATCATAACTGCACCCGTTGTCCCTTGCATAAGGGAGCCAAGCATGTTTGTGCCGAAGGTGATGGACCAGAGGATGCGGAGGTTATTGTCATTGGCGAAGCGCCCGGGCGCGAAGAGGATCGCACGGGAAAACCGTTTATGGGTAAAAGCGGTCAGCTACTACGAAATGAACTTCGTAATGCTGGATACAAGTCCCTCTTCATTACTAACCTTGTTAAGTGCCGCCCTCCCGGAAACCGTGATCCTACCCCTGCTGAGATCAAGGCGTGTCGTCCTTTTCTGGACGCCGAGCTACACGCTATTAAAGCCAAGTATCTTATCACTGTTGGACGTCTCTCTAGTAAAGCGATACTCAAGCGAGCTAAAATCACGCAGCAACACGGCGAAGTCATTGCTTTTAATGGTAAGGAAGGCATGCCAATCTACCACGCCGCGTATTGTCTTCGTGATCCCTCGAAGCTCCCGGCGTTCAAGCAGGACCTCAATAGGTTCCGACATCATATCGATGGAGATCTTCCCGCTGCCCTCCCCAAATGGAAAATTGTAGATACACCGGAAATATTTGACGAGTTTATCGAGGCATTCATACCAGCGGAGGAGTTCAGCTACGATACCGAGACCACGGGATTATTCCCCTTCAACCGCAAAGGTGCGGTCCGCTGCATCAGCATCGGCCTGGTAGGCTGCGCTTACGTTATCCCTCTCGAAATGCCCGGTTCGATGTTCGAGGGTAGCCACGAAAAACAAGTAGCCTTCATGCGAATTCTGGTTAGACTGGCGAAGGATAAGATCTCCATAGCCCAGAACGGCAAGTTCGATCAGCAATGGTATAATCTCTATTTTGGCTGTAGCTTCGGTCTCGACTTTGACGATATGCTCGCTTCTCATCTGATTGAAGAGAACGAAGACCACGACCTGAAATACCTCGCAAGGAGATGGCTCGATGCGCCGGACTACGATATTCCAAAGAAGGAAAAACAAGGGCAGTATCTTCATATTCCTTCCTACCGGCAGAGATATCTACGCTACGCTGCGTTTGACGCAGCTTATACGTTTGACCTTTATTGGGTATTCCGCGAGCAACTTATGGCGCAGCCGGAACTGCGGCGGCTATTTTACAAGCTTTCCATGCCCGCCTCGCGCGCCCTCGAAAGAATTGAGAGGCGAGGTCTTACGTTGGACCTCGATAGATATGCGCAGGTTGAAGAGAAAATCCTTAGCGACCGAGCGGAAGCGCTTGAAGACCTCAATGCGATTGCAGGCTGGATTAATTGGAACTCCCCTAAGCAGATCCGCGAATTGCTCTACGATAAGCTCAGGCTTAAGACGACTATTAAGACCAAGAAAGGTGGTCTCCCGAGCACGGGTGAGGATGCACTTGTCGAACTCCGTACACAGCACCCGATTGTGAAGACGTTAGTTGAATATCGGGAGATGGAGAAGTTCTATGGCACCTATATCAAAGGCTGGAAAGAGTTTACTCACCAGGGTAGACTATACCTTGGTTATAAAATCCACGGAACCGTTACCGGACGCTATTCTAGCCGACTTCACCAAGTGCCTAGAGACGGAACTATCAGAAATCTTATCACGGCTCCTCCCGGGTGGATATTCGCCCATGCAGATCTGTCGCAAGCAGAGCTCAGAATTGCTGCCGAACTTTCCCGGGACCTGGAGTTGGTTACGTGCTTTAGGCCGGGGGGACAAGATGTTCACTGGCGTACACTACTATATATGGTCGGATCTGGTAGATCCCGTGAATACTTCGAGCCTGCGATAAAAACAGCAAAGGAGCTAGGAGGCTATGGTAAACTATCTCTTACTGATGCCCTTGAAATACTCGCGGAGAGGGGCCATTCCGCTGCGATTGCGAACTGGAAGGGTTGGAAGGAAGCTCGTAAAAAAGCTAAGGCTATCAACTTCGGCTTCGTTTTCGGCATGTATGAGAATAAGTTCATTCAACAGGCTAAGACGAAGTATGGCTGGGACTGCACGTTCCCAGAAGCTAAGGATTTCAGGTCTGCATACTTTGAGCTTTACCAAGGTATTCCTCCTTGGCATGAGAAGCAGAAAGCTCTTGTTCGGTCCGATGGGTATGTTAGGAACTTATTTGGCCGAGTGCGACGCTTACCTGGTATATATTCCACAGACAAAGAGCTTCGCATGGAGTGTGAGCGCCAGGCGATTAACGCCCCGGTTCAGGGCACGATTGGTGATTGGAAAGCGGCGGCGCTTATCGAGATTGAGGAGACAATTCCCAGGAATCAGCTTAGGATAGTTGGCGAGCATCACGACGCTTTGTTAATGATAGTCCGGGATGAGTCTTGTGATTGCGTGCTGCCGCGCGTTCGTGCTATAATGCGACAACCGAAGTTGCTCGAAACATTTAAAGTGAAAACCGTTGTGCCGATGGAAAGCGAGATAGAGATAGGCCCTTGGGGAGCAGGCAAAACATATGAAGATCCAGCGAGTATAGATGAGCAGTAGCATCGACATCCTAGCAGTCGCCAAAGGTCCGGAATGATGCGCAGGCGCTCTTGGCAGGGTTTATCCCCTTGGTTCGCTGCCACGAACGACGGGGGAAAACGTGACGCGCCGGTTGTGCTACTGCTCTTCTATACTCGCTGAACTGGAATATCTATGAAGACCAAACCCGAGAAGAATCCCTGGCGACTGCTCAGGACAGATCCGCCTCCTAGACGCAGCAAGAAGCTGTTCGATTTTCTATTTTGTCCCTACTACGAGGATACGGCGAACGATGCCAATATCTGGATGCTCTGCTCGGTAGAGGGATGGGAGCATGGCGATTGGGGAGGCAGGGAAGAAGATACCTTCTGGAGGTTTGCTGAGAAGCTGCCGCAACGGGCTATCTACAACAGACAAGAATGCGAAAGGAGAGGAATGTGCCGATAACGGGCTTTTCGATGGTTAAAGCCTGGCGCTGGTGCCCGAAGAAGTATGATTACAAATATAATCAACATCTTCAGCGAATGGCTCCTCCGCCTCCACTTATACGTGGTACGATCATACATGAGATTCTGGATCTTAGGGCTACTGGAGGAGCGGGGTATAAGACCGTCATTGCCAAGTACGAGGAAAAATACGGCTCCCTGTTCAAAGAGGAGCGGGAGGAGTATGGCGATTCTTTTCTGCCCGACATCGAGAGAATTTACCAGGGTTATCTTCGTGCCTACGACGACACGGACCTCGAATACCTGTCGTCAGAGGAGTTTATCTCGACGCCGCTCATCGATAATATCATCTTCCAAGGTCATCTCGATAAGCGAATATTTAAGGACGGGCGTATGTGGGTTATGGACCACAAATCGCACAAGAACATCCCGACGGAAGAAGAGAGGTTTAACGACTATCAACTCCTAATGTATATCTGGGCCTATAATCGCGAGCACCCCCACGACAAGATCGATGGCGTTATTTGGGACTATATCCGTACTAAGCCTCCGAGGATTCCAGAGATGCTCGTCAGGGGTGGACTCTCACAGGCGAAAAATATTGATACTGACGTTTACACCTATAGGAAACAACTCATCAAGCATAGGATTAATGAAGCCCCCTACGAGAACTTTCTCAAGGAACTTGCCAAGCGCTCGAAGAACAAGTTCTACCAGAGGATCTATTTACCCTCGCCTCCGCGTGCGATGGTCGATTCGGTAGTCAAGGACTTTGCCGAGACCTCGCAGATGATGCACGGTCTAGGCGTTTATCCACGCAGTCCGTCACGGGCTTGCAGCTGGTGCGAATACTACAGAATCTGCACTGCCGAGCTGAGGGGGCTCGATCATAAATTCATCCGTGAATCTGAATATAAGGTTGAAGAAGTTTCAAGTGACTTTGCCGAGGAGGAAGACTAATGGGACCACCGACGATAGGCGACGTTTGGACAGTGCGGATCTTCCTGAGTAGCGATCCCCGTCTGAAAGTTCTAAGGATAGTTAGATTCCTTAACCTGAGTGTTGAGTGTTTCGATTTGCAGGAAAATAGTCATTGCTATTACAGCAAGTCGGATCTTCAATTCTTCGATTTACTAGAGAGAACTGAAGATGTTAAAAAAAGTTTCAGTGGTGCGGAAATCCAGCGAGGTGCTGACCAGGATAAAGCCCCTGGCAGAGGTCGAATCCCCCGTGACAATGCTGGGATACGGGGAGTCGGGAACTGGCAAGACAGTCTTCGGCGCGACGTTCCCCAAACCCCTGCTACTCCTCGACATAAGGGAGAAGGGGACAGAGTCGATCACGGACGTACCGGGGATCTTCGTCCTGGAGATAAATAAATGGGAAGATCTCTGGGGAGACGTTGATAAAAGCATCTACTGGCAGCTGAGGGGACAGAATACCTACAAGACTATCATGCTCGACCAACTTACATCGGCCCAAGCCGTTGCCATAGATCATATGAGGGAGTCCAGAGGCATGAAGGCTTCGGATCCACTCTCCCAGAGAACGTGGGGCCAGCTATCTGGCATGATGCAGGAGATGATCTACGGCTACCGGGATCTGTATGTTGACGGCTATAATATCCTGTTCCTGGCGCATCAGAGAATCCGCGATCCCCAGGAGGAAGAGGATGATCGCCTGGCCCCGTCGGTTGGATCCAATCTCATGCCATCGGTCGCCTCATGCATCAACGGGGCGGTATCTGTCATAGGCAATACATTCATCAGGGAGGTTCACGACAAGAAAGCCAAGACCTCGGAAGTTCAATATTGCATGCGTGTTGGCCCACATGCGTTTTATCGTGCTAAAATACGTAGGCCGGTATCTGCGGGACCAGTACCGGGCATTATCGTAAACCCGTCCTATGAGAAGATCAGACGTATCTCAAAGGGCGAGCCAATGGTCCGTAAAGTGAAAACAGTTAGGAGAAAGTAGATGGCTATGAAGAAGAGGGTCCATTCCCGTAAGGGTAACGTTATTATCGTCAACTTCTCGGGAGTTGAGAGCGGCGGGCGGCGCTGCCCTGATGGCGAATATACGGCGGAAATCACGTCCGCAGACGTCCAGGAATCTTCCACGGGCAATCCGATGATTGTTGCCAAGTGGAAAATCTCGGAGGGCAAGTATAGAGGTACTACCCTTTACGACAATATCAGCCTCCTGCCGCAGGCGCTCTGGAAGTTCAAAACGCTCCTCGAAACCGTAGGTATCGAGGCTCAGGACGAGGACATCCCGGCGGCAGAGTATGCCTCTGAGATGATCGGGGTGACGGGCGGTATTACCGTAACCAACGAGAAGTACGAGGGTGATGATCGCCCGAAGGTTACGGGTTACCATGCGGCTAACTCCGAGGATGAGGAAGTCGAGGAAGAAGAGGCTGAGGAAGAGGAGGAGGAAGAAGAGGAAGAGCCACGGGTCCGGCGTAAGGCCAAGGTTCGGGCCAAGAAAGAAGAGGAAGATGAAGAGGAGGAGACTGAGGAAGAGGATGAAGAGGAGGAAGATGAGGAAGAGGAAGAGGAAGAGGAAGAGGAAACTCCCAAGAAGCGCGGTCGTGGTCGTCCCCCGACCCGTATCAAGGAGGGGTCCCGGGTTGTCTTCGATAATGGCGAAGGAGAGATGATTAAGGGCACGGTAACATCTCTCCACGGCAAGAATAACAGCCTTGCCGATATCGAGGATAAGGCTGGCGACTCCTATCAGGGAGTTCCTTTGACTCAGGTAGAGCTTGCGTAATGAAGCTGCGCGGGTATCAGCAACGCGCATACGAGGCATCCCTCGCCGCCCTTCGGGGCGGTGGGGGCTTCCTCCTGAGTATGGAGATGAGAACCGGCAAGACGCTGGTTGCATTGGAGGTAGCAAGATACTTCAAGGTGCCTACTATTGTGGTATGCCCGAAGATCGCGATTCCCGTATGGAATAAGCATATCGGTAAGATGAAGATAAGGAATATCCGCGTAGTCAACTACGAACGGGTAGTCATCGACAAGGTCCACTGGTATAAGTGGGGAAAGGAGAACCGGAATAAGTGGCTAATGATCCTCGACGAGAGTCACTATATCAAAAACCGAGGCGCGGACCGCAGCCGGGTCGTGAGAGCACTGGCAAAGTATTCCAAGTATCGACTGGCTTTAACCGGCACGCCTATTGCTAATGGAATCCAGGATGCGTGGGCGCAATATGATTACCTCGGACAGATATTTGGTCCATGGGAGAATACCTGGGAGGGCGGTCTTGACGGACGCCTTATACCTGGTTTTGAAGCGACCTATCTCGTACGTGGCGGCTTTAAGATGCATGAGATTGTTGGATACCGCAACCAAAAGAAGTTCAATAAGATCTTTCATAAGCATCAATTCCGTGTTACCCTGCGAGAGGCCAAGGAGGAAGGCCGGAAGGGTCATATGGTGCTACGCTATCAGAAAAGGTATTTCGGTCTGCCCCCTGTTCCCTTGGGAATCTATAGCACTCTACAGGAGGAACTCGTCACTTACGTCAATGGAGAGAAGATCGAAGTACCGAATGTACTATCGCTCGTGGCGAAACTCCAACAGATCTGCGGCGGACACGTAATCCAGAAGATTTATACCGGCAGGTTTAACAGGAGGGGTGATCCGATTGAAGGTAAGCAAGTCCATCTAATAGAGGAGGGCTGGAATAACGGTATCTATGACGGCAAGATAAGGCTGCTGCTCGAAACTGTTGGGGATCTTCCCAAGGGAAAGAAGTTCATAGTTATCTGCCGGTTTATCCACGAGCTTGAGATAGTCAGTAGGATTCTCCAGAGGATAGGATATACGGTGGCAATGGTCCGGGGCGGTATGCCCTATGACGGAGTATTCGGGACCGATGCCATCGTCATGCAGATCCAGTCCGGCCAGGCTGTGGATATGTCCAAGGCGGATACAGTGATGTTCTACTCTATGGACTACTCTTATATCAACTTCGAGCAGTCCCGGTTCCGTATCCTCGGTTATGAAAAGAGTTTTGGCAAGTATGTGTTTCTACTTGCAAAGGACACTATCGATGAGATAATATACGAGGCAATCCGGACTAAGAAGAAAGTCGCGGATCTGGTAATCGACACATTTCGCAAGAGGAAGAAGAGGTATGGCAAGAGGAAGTCTCAGCAAACAGATAGAGTTGCTAAGGGGAAAGTTAAAGGCAAAGCCTGGCGAGGCAGTTGCCTCATCAACTTCTCCGAATGGCAAGATGAACGGTCCGATAACTGGTATGACTACTAGCGAGGTACGTAAAGTGGTAAAAGTAACGAAAATCCTGAAGAAGAAAGTTGGTCGTCCCCCCAAGGCTCGGGACAACGGCGAAGACAGCGGCACGTCCCGTGGCCCGCAGGAAGTCCCCGAGGGCATGGTATCGGTTCAGATGCTGGCCGCAGAAGCCGGGATGGAGCCGCAAACGGCTCGGGTCAAGCTGCGTGCTTCCGATATTGAAAAGCCCGAAGGCCGTTGGCTCTTTAAGAGGGGATCGAGCCAGCTGAAGGCCGCACGCAGGATTCTTGGCCTTGGCTAGACCCGAAGAAGGGTTGTGGAAGTACCTGCGGGCAAGGATGCCTGCGGGTACCCACTATTCCAGAATCGAAGCCCCCGAAACGGCGCCTGGCTTCCCCGATGTGCACTATACCTTCAAGAGCATGACGGGGACAATGGAATTAAAAGCCCAGGAATTTCCCCAAGGAGAATTTCCATTCAAAGGAGCAATGCGCAAGGGTCAGAAGCAATGGATTGCCGAGGAGCTGACGGCAGCAGGCAAGGTAATTCTCGTTCTCCAGCTACGGCAGGTGATCTACTTTCTCGATGGCCAACACGCGCAGCATCTTGACGAAATGACCGAGGATAACATCCGCAACGTTACTCAGGTTGTATGGGAGAAGGGAGGTAACTGCAACATTCCCGCATTGGCCGAGTTTATGACGAGCTAGTTATGATGCATCTATGGGAAGAGATACGATATCAGATGCTCTATCACGTACTCTGCGTAAAGTTTTGTATGTTCTATATCTACTGGTTTCTCGGCACCTTGGTCCTGGGCTTTGTCTGGGGGTGGTTCACACATCGTTATATCAGTCGAAACTACGAGATAAGCACATCCATTGGGAGTAAGGAAAATGAATCATGAGAGGCTACAATATAGCGTTCGACATCGGGAATATCATAATCTGTACTGCCGCCTTTCTCAACTGGTGGAATCCCGACTGGCGAAGATATACTTCGCCCGCTATCTCCACTGGGCTCGTGCTCTGGTTTATTGCCTTAGTTGTATGGCTTTTTCAGAGATAGCGCATGCTTGGGTCGATCCGTCTGGCTATATCATCGGGCAAACCTATAATGGAGTATTGGCGGCTTACCCGAAGGTAATTGCGAGTAATATGTCGCACGCGACCTATCAGGCGCACGTCGCCCATTCCCACTCGGTGGTATACGGCGCAGGTACAACCAGCGACTTCTGCACCCGGCCATATATTGCCTATACGGGACGTGGCACCCGCGAGGTTTCACCCTTCGAGGGCGGCTGGATCTGCACCGTAGGCCGAGTCTGGTACGATGAGTTCGTAACTAGTCCCTCCTGCAATGGCCCGAAGATAACAACATCGAAATTGCAGTCACACTGCGCATTAGTCCAGACTATGGCCGAGTTCAGCAAGCAAGCCAATCCGAATCGCGTCAAGCAGATGGCACCCGCACCGCTGACGCCGATAGGAGTGATCGGGCAGTGGGTACTGATCTATAACCTCTCGAAATGGTCGATTGAAGCACTCGAAGAAATGTTGCGCATGTGCGTGAATACGCCGGGCTGCGACCAGACGCAGGGACCGCAGGATCAGGACTGTAATGAGAATCCTACCTGTCTGACCGGCACGGCCTACGACATGCAGCTCATCGATGATTACTATAACGCCGATAATCAGCCGAATGGCAATCCGCTGACCGAATGGTACGATCTCCAGTACGTCGGTGATTTCGAGCTGAGTCTGTCCAATATGTGGGGAGCTGTTATCGAGGGCAACGTCTACGACGCCAGCCTCGATGGCTTCGGTGGTTGGGGCTTGATGAGTGAAGAATATTACGGTGGCGATATCGTCTGCACTGAGGGACTGTCGAGCTGTCCGTAGACTTAAGCTAGAGAGTTCCGGCCCCTCCCTAGGCTAGCCTATGCTTAGCTATAGCTTAGCAGGTTCGCCCGGGGTCGGGGCCGGGACCCCCCGAGAATCGCCCCTAGACGTTCGCGCTAGCCTGCCGCAGGGGCCGCAGGCGCGGCTATCGGTCGGACCCCGGTACCTAGGTAGCGGCCCCCCTCCGCTGCGCCGCGCTACGGGGCTCTAATGCGGCCGAGCGCGATCCGCCCTTTTTAGAACGAGTCTAAAATGCCGGCACTGATCCGCTCGATCCGCTCCGTCTGGGTCCCGTATGAGATGGAGCACCCCGCTGACGCTGTGGGTGAGATTTGTTATGATATCCCGCGCTTCCTCCACCCAGATGAGTGCAAGGACTTCCTCCAGCTGAATCAGAAGAAGTTCAGGCGCAGGCTAATTCAGTTCCGCGAGCATCACGAGAAAGACTTTAAACAACAGTTCATGCTCGGCGTTGGCCGCAACGCCGGTTGGCTATATGGGCCCCTCCGCGATCCCGAGACCGCCCGTCATGGCGACCGGGACTATTAGGCCGGGAAGTTACTCAGCCTAGACCTCTGAAGCTGTCGCTGGGCTGCGTAGGGCGATTGCATCGCCTGGGATACTCCGAAACCGCCTCCACCCGGCCCTCTATGACGCGCTGCCATTCCGGAGCTAATCAGGCTTTGCAGGGGTGAGACGGTGCGGGGCGCAAGGCTGCCTGGCAAGCCCGGTCGAGCCATACCCGGGATCGGCGGTAGGCCACCACGGGCCATCCCTGCCGGACGGCCTAACATATCCAAAGCCATCTTTCCTTCTACACTAGTTAAGTCCCGATCTGAAACACGAGCATTCATCCGTTTCAGAAAATCATCCTCCAACCGTTGCGCCTCAAACCTCGGCATTTCACTCGTCATAGAGTTTATTCGATCCAGTGCCTGCTGAAGTTCTATCTGGTCGTCGGACTGAGCTGGTGCCGCCGGTGGAGGGGCCGGTCCCGGCGTACCCTGAATCGTCGGATTCTGAAGAGTCCGCAGGCGTGCCAGGGTAGCTGCCCACGGATTTACCGGTCCCCCGTCGGCCATCCGGGTCATTACGCCCCTGCCACCCATAAAGGGACCGCCCATGCGACTGAGCATGCCGAGACCTCCCGGCTGTGCCGGCGTCGCTGGCAGACGTGGTGGCAGCAGGCTTGGTGGGGTCGTAGCGGGTTGCTGAGGTACCGGTCCACCTCCCATCGCTATTCCTGGTCCCCCACCGAATGCCCCTGCCATTCCTGGCCCTCCAGCTCCCGCCATCGGCCCTACACCCCCAGCGGCTATTCCCCCGGGACCTCCACCGATCATAGAGCCTAGCGCGCCTCCGCCTCCGGGTATCGGTGGTCTGAGCAGGGAGGTCGTCTGGGGAGCGTTACCAATCAGGTTGCCCCAGGGATTGCCGCCCATCCCGCCTCCGCCCCAACCCTGCAATCCGGCGAGCATCTGGGCAAGGTTCTGACCACCGGCGAGGTTAGCGGTGGGGGTAACACCTGGCGGGGTTCTTAGAGCCCCCATCATTCCGCCCAATTGCATCTTCTTGCGCGGGTGTTCCCACTTGCCTTCACGCTTATCGGCCTCGTGGAATTCCTGTGCTACCGCCTGCGACGGTGGATGCTTAATACCAGTCGGCTTCCAGCCATGCGCAATGGCTGCCATAAAATGAGCCTGTTTCTTTGTGCTACTGGGCATTAGAGTCTCCTAACCTTGCCTCCGCCTGCCATCAGGGAAGGCATCTGCATCTGAGGCATCGGTGCAGGGGGTGCTGTCTGGCGCGTAAGAATCTGCCGCTGGAGCATATCGTTCAGCAGGCTATCCTCGGTTGGCGTCGGGTTAGGCGGCGCAGCCTGTTGTTGTGGCTGACCCCCTGCCTGCATTTCAACTGCCCCTCCTTCTGCCTGATATCTCTCAGGGGTAGGTACCGTCATTCCGGGTTCGGGGTGTTTGAACACCTCGGCTATCTGATCGAGGTCCGCAACCGGGCCGCGCAACTCGACCGCGTGATTGAGTGATAATCCTCCCGGCCCTGAAGTAACGCCTCTAGGAGTAACCGAAACACCCGACATTAGATGGCCGAGATTCTGTTCATCGAGCGCATCCTGTATCCGGCCCCGCAGATCGAGATGGTACTCGGGGTCATTCATATGACTAGGATCTCTACTCCAGAGAGCCTCGGTATCACGAGGGTTTATCTCCATCCCGATGGTCATCGGAAAAGAACTGATGTATTCATCCGCCGGTCTTAGTTGACTAAATTCCCCCGCTCTGGCAGCTCGTTTTACCTGCTCGCCCGCATCAGCCAGACTAATTCCTTGCCTCTGGGCATGCAAAAGCATATAGTGCTGAATATCATTCAACTGCTCCGGATCGAGACTACCCTGTCTTCTGCCTTCGTTAAAAAGGCCAACAGCTTTCTCCAAGGCACTCAGGGTCTTGCCGACTCTACCGCCACTCTGCATACCGCCGCTCCGACTTGGCCCTTCCTCGACATACTTCTTCGTCAGGTAGTCCTGATAGGCTTTCTCGCCCAGTTCCTTCTGGATATCCTTACCGACGCTGGTATCCTCGGGCGCACCAGTCGGTGGCGGTGGCTCCACGCCTCCCGCCTCCGCTGCCGTTTCGCCCGCACCATTTTCTCTACCCGGAGACCTAGAGAGTTTATCAGCTAAGGCGCTGAGAACCGCGCCAGTTCCGACGGCTTCAGGATAGGCTCTAGGGGGCATGAATCCGAGTGGGGTAAGTAGCTGACCGATAGCACTCAAACCTGGTAGCTGATTAAGTTCTCCCATCTTGCGCAGTCCCGCCAGCCGTTCAGCGAGCGAACCGGCTCCTCTCACCATCCGTTCCTGCTCAAGACCCGGCAGCGGAGTCATTGCGGCCGTCATATCCGTAAGATAATCAATAGGCTCACGCGGGGGACCAACGCCAGTGCGGTTTTCAATAGCCTGTCTTAATTGTTCTAGGCGGGTATTAGCGTCAACGGTGCCCTCAGCTAAACCGGACGCCCCCATAAAGTGACCGACCTTCCCGGCCAGGCTACGGAGTTCGTCCATCGCCATCGGACGACCCATCGTTACGGAGGTAGCATGGATATGCGGACCACCACCGAGGAAACGGATATTGCCGGATTCATCGAGACCGTAGAACGGCTCCATAAGACGTTCTACCAGACGGGGATCGCGTTGATGCTGTCGCATCCAACTGGATACTTCCTCCATAGCAGAAGGGTCGGACTCACCTCCCTCGGCATACCCCCGTGGTGTACGGATATAGCCTGACTCTGCCGTATAGGTTGGCTTCTGCTCCTGCTCTACGGTTTCAGCGAGCGTATACTCCCGCATTCTCTCCAAGAGTGCCGGATCTATGTGGCTAACCGATTTTGGGTCAATAGCCCCACGAACCGTAACCTCTTCCGGCGACGGCTGACCGCCCTCGGCCATGCCACGCTGCTGACGCTCGTCCTCGCGCGAGATAAGGTAATCAACCCCGGAGTGATGAGGCATACCGAGGAAGCGCGCTGCAAGCCTGACGTGATCCATCATTGCGGTTGCCCCTGTTGTTGCGGTGTCCCATAGAAAGGAGGTGTCGCCGCCGCCCCGGCCGCACCAGCCGCCGCCCTACCAAGGAATTGCGAGGCGGCTTTCTGTCTCTGTAGAGCCTCGGCCTTTCCCTGAAGCCTGCGCATATTCGCCATAGCCTCGGGATCGGTAGCCATAGTACCCATCGTCTCGGCTACCTGGCCTGCCGCCTTTGGGGGTAGTTCGGTACTAGTAAGCCCCCTGACTATCCGACCGAGTACCGGCGTACGCCCAATCCGTGAGGCCGGTACTCCGCTGGTTCGCAGTGCCTGTTCTCCGGCCCCTGCCATCTGCCTGCCAGTAGGGAAGAGATCCGCCTGACGACTCAGGTTATCGATGAATCCTTGACCATCGTTGGGGTTCTCGAAGATAGACATAATCTTTGCCCGCACATCCGGATTGCCGATAACCCCCTGGGCGGCATTCCGGGCATCTGCTGTACCACCTATCTGCCGCAACAGATTCTCTGCGACGCCAGTACGGAACGCATCACGCTCACTCCAGTTAAGACCGGCGACGTGTTGCTGAACCTGCGCAGGAGTCATGCCGGGGAATTCCTCGTGGCCGCTGCGTAGAGCATTAATCATAGCCTCGTCGCCTGCGTATCGGTCCCGGGCGTGCCGGTAGAGCGACTGACCGTCAGGCCCCATCGTTGCCTGATCCATCTCACCAATGAGTCGGTTACGCATATCCATCAGAGCGTTGCGGTTAAATTCATCCGGTGCTGTCGCAGCGCCTCTCTCCAACCCCCTCCGAACCTGATCTAAAAATCTCAGGGAAGGATTCTCCACCATGCCTTGGACGTTCCATCCCATATTCTGCATCGTGGTTAGCGCCTCCCTGGTTGCAGCCGCACCGCCCGGGGTATTCATAACCCTCGCAAAGCTCGGTACGGCGGGTTGGGGGAATTGCTGAAATGCCTGCTCGTATACCGGTTCGGCATTAGCAGCAAGATTCCCCCTCAACTGAGTCATCCGACTATGGTAATCCTCCGGGGCAAGGGGAAATGGACTAGCCTGAGGTCCTAATGCCCGATTAACTGTTTCTCCCGCTCTCCCTCCCATCTGCTCCTCACGCTCCTGCAAAGCCTGAGTCAGGACATTACCCGCCGGAGTGTCCCGGCGCAATGCGTGCTCAGTCAGACCTACCGAGCGTGGACCAGCAGCTTCGGCAATCGTACTCGGGACTCCCGCCCGAACATCCTCCCCAAATCGACCTGCCACGCCAGCTACGCCCCCCGGCTCGCGAGCCATTATATCGAGAGACTGCCGCACTCCCGGTCCAAGCTGTCCCGGCCAGGTAAGCCGATTACCAAGGCGCGCCAATCGCTCAGCCGCTCCGGTAACTACCGGTTCGGTACCCAACCCGGCCGCACCCCCCACAATCATTCCCGGCATTACACCCGTACCACCTAAGTGTCCGGCAATGCCACCGAGACCCGCCCCAGCGGTTGCCCCGGCCAGGTGGGGGTGCTGCTCAGCCCAACCCCGTACCCCTGGAAAGCGCAAAGCTAATGCCGCCAGCGCCGCGGCAGGAAGTGCGCCAGCAGCCTCGCTGAAGAAATGGGAAGTCCAGGGGTCCTCCGGGTAATGGCCCCCTTTCAGGGTAAGACCTTCTTTCAAAGCATTCAGGGAACGGCCGAGGTTTTCCGTCGCAGGCATACCAAAATCTTGCTGACCAACCCCTGTACTCGCTATTCCCGCCTGAATAGGCTGAGGTTTCTTATCACTCCAGATATCCGGCTGGCGATCCGAGTCTCCTATGACTTGACCTCCCTGTTGCATCTGAACCCGTCCGCCTTTGGCTCGTCCTACTCTCCCCAATACTTGTGTTGCATAGGGATCTCCCTCGCCGTAAGCCGCGAGTGCTTTATGCCAATCCCCCCCGTAAGTATCATGCAATTCCCTCAAATAACGAATGCCCGCCTCGGCACTCTGCTGAGGATCGAGAGGGTCCCTAACACCATAATGACGTATCGTTCTATCTACTAAACCGAAAAGCCCCCGCGACGATGAGAAACCCTTATCGCCCGGATGCACATTAGGATTCTTCCTCGCCCAGCTATTAGTCGGATCAAAGCTTGATTCCTGTTGAGCTACCGAGCGGGCAATCGCTGGTGGTACGCCGTACTTGTTGGCGATACCATCAATCATAGAAAGTATCTGGGGATTAGGAGGTGGCGGTGCAGCCGGACGGGGAGCTGGTGCAGCAGGAGTTCCGGCCGGTACTCCGCCCATATTCTGATTACGGAAGTACTCCTGCCAACCCATTCGATTCTGAACTAGCGGAGGCAAGCCGCTCTCGTCAGGTGGCTTAGTTCGATCAAATACGGGATTAGCGTCGTAGTAGTCCTGCCACGCCTGCTCCGCACCTGTCATAGTTAGATGGCGCTTATAATAAGCCTGATTAAAGGCCCGTTGATCGAGTGTCGCTTGAAGAGTTGCCCTTAGCGACTTGATAACTGCCATATTAACCGCAGTCGCCTTATCAGTGCCAGGCGCTGCCTGGCTGAAGAGACCGAGGTCGCGGTTAGTAACACGCCCGAATCCATGCGTAGGAACTACTGCTGTGGAAATGATAGTCGCTGCGTCCTTATCCATAAGGTCGTAGGCCGGATTCCCCATATGATAAGGATTGAGTTGTATGCCCGCCTCCGGCCCCAGATGAACAGCCGCGCCATGCAACCCGGCACCAATGTTAATACCGTAACGTCCCGTCCCTAGTATCCCCGCTGTAGTGGGATTCTTGGCATTCAAAGCCTCGAACTCATTCAACGCAACCATAGCCCTCTGTATCTGGGCAAAGTCGTCATCATATAGTTTCTGTTCCGCAACGGCTGCCTTCGCTTCCGCGTCCTGCTGAACCTTCCGTTCCTGATAAGGAAGCCTCGACCAATCCGTTGCGCCCGCCGGGTGAACCGGCACACCCGCCGCATTAGCCAGATCGAGCTGCTGTGCAGGCGTCTCGATGGCTGCGTCACCACCATACATAGATCTTATTCTATTCTGTTCATTCGTTACAAATTCCGCCGCCTTATTGCTGAAAGCATCGCTCCAGGTACCGTCAGGATTCCAGATTTTTCCCCCGAGTACATCATATGCCTTCTTGCCCTCCGGGGATTGTGGCATGAGGAATTTCATCGTACCGGTCAGCGGACGACCCATCATCGTTATCGCCCGCTCGCCCATTCCGGTTTCCTGCTGAACTATATCATGCAAAGCCTTTATGCGTGCCGCTGCCGTCTGTTCAGTAATACCTCGTTCCGCCTCAGCCTCCTGCCTGCCACTGATTAGATCCAAGTAGTTCTGGAGGTACTGCCGTTGTTGCGCTTTCTGAGCCAGCTCCTCCTCGGTCATCGCACTGACCCCGGCCCCGAGTGCTCCGGTCGCACCTACCCCGGGCTTGGGTCGTGCGAATGCATTCAGAGATCTCATAGCAAGCTCATCCTGGCTTGGCATGAGCTGGCCGTAATGTTGCAGCATAAGCTGTTGAGCGCCTCTGAGTGCGGCTATCGACTTCTGCGCACTGGCTTCGAGACCTCGGCTGATATCCTCGACTTCGCCCTTGGTCTGACCGACCCGGCCAAGGATTTTCTCAGCTTCCTCATAAGCCTTCGGAGTAGTCGTCAGTTGCGTGGCACCCGCAGGAATAAACTCGGGATCTCCCGCCTGTGCTCCTGTTAACCCGGCCTGAACCGCGTCCTGCACATCCTCACGGGTCACTGGAGTTACGGTATCACCTGCCTGAAATTTCTTGCGTATCATATTAGTCTCTCATCAGACTGCCTAAGCCACCAACCCGCTTGATCCGACCGCCCCTCGCGGCGAATGGTTGGGTGGCCGTGCCGAGTGACTGAAGTATATTCCCGATTTGAGTGGTACCCGGACCCTGCTGCCAGGGTATAGTCTGCTGCTGAGTCGTCGTGCCTCCCGGGGTAGTACCGGGGATCGTGCCCGCCATAAGTCCCTGCAACCAGCCTGCCTGTTGATAGGGCCATTGCTGCTGTTGTTGGAATTGCTGATAAGCAGCATTAAGATTCGCCTGCTGATTAGCCTGCAATTCCTGACCGGCAACGTCAAGAGCCGAGGCACCCTGAAGTCCAAGACCTTGACCAGTCTGCGCCAGACTACCGAGAGCCGAGCTACCAGCGAGAGCAGCCTGCTGAGCATTCTGATACGCCTGCGTCAGGGCGGCATTCGCCGTATCCTGAATATTCTGCGTTACCTGTTTACCCGCCTGACCGAGTGCGCCGATATCACCCGAGGACATCGGCTGGCCTGCTGCCGTAAACTGATTCGTAATCGACGGCATCAGCTGATTCTGCCAATACTGCGTCGCCGTATCCTCGGCCTTCTGGATTACGTTCTGCGTATAAGGATTCATCATCGCCTGGGTAGGCGCCATCGAGCTGGTCGCGGCATTAATAGCCTGCGTCAGGGTCGGCTGGTAGGCGCCCTGCAAGCCCGCGACCGTCGCCCCCGCCTGAGTCTGGTACGGAGTCATCCCGGAAACCATCGGACCGGGGAACTGGGCATAAGGCTGCGAGGCCAGAGCCGCACCTTGTGATAGGATACCTTGGGCATAATCCTGCAACCAGGTAGGAACATTCGTAGTGTTCTGCCCGGTGTTCGTTACCTGGGTAGGCGGGGTGCCCGAGAAGAGCATATCAAGTGCGCCGGCCATTAGGGTCTCCTTGCCTTCTTGGCCATATAGGCTGCCGGAGGTTTAGCTTGCATGAACTGTTTACCCTTCGCCATAGGCTTAGCCGCGCTGCGGCGCAGGTTCGAGCGCAATGCATCGAGTCTGGCTGCTCCGGCCTTATTCGAGCCATTGCCCAGTAGGCTTACCGTATTCGCATCCATTACGTATTCGCCATCAGAGAGCTGAGCCGGGATCTCATCGCTCGTCCCGGTGCCGGGACCTTGCGCAAAGCTCTGCTGGGACGAATGAAACTCAGGACCGATAGAATCCAAGGCACTACCGCCCCGCGCTCTAACTTGGGGACGTATAGGACCTATCCCAACAGGTCCTGTCCCGGTAGTCGGTGCCATCGGCGCTGGCGAGGCCGCGGCGGGCGCATTATAAGAGGGACCGACGCCCGTCATCTGCGCCATCGGCATAGCGTTATTCTGGAAGAATTGAGCCTCGGGACGCGAGCCGTAAGTATACCAATCCTGCAAGCTCATCGGCGCGCCTCCCGGCAGGTTCGATGGTGCAGCCACCTGGGTGCGGTTAAACATCGGTGCCCGGGGCGCAGTCGCACCCTGCGTCATTCCCGGTGCTGCCTGGGGAGGAGTAACGTTGGCCTGTCCTGCCCTGCCCAAGCCCGCTAATCCCGCGAGAGGCGCAAGAGCACCAAGAGTCTTCAGAATACCACTAAACCCCTGATTCCCCTGACCAGTTAAATTCTTTAGCAGAGTCGATAAAGCCTGACCGGCAGTCTGAGGCGCACCGGGAGTCGGTGTACTGCCGTCGCCGGTAGGATCAGTAACCTGATTCGTATAAGGATCGAAAGTAAGACCGGTGGTCACATCGAATTGAGTACCGTCAGGCAGGGTAACGATATCCCCCTGAGTGCTGGGCAGATTAGCAGCGCTTGGCATCGGGCCTGTAGACGACGTATCAGGCGTCGGCATATTAAATGAAGCCTGCGTAGCAGGGCTAAAAACACTAGCAGAGGGGTTACCACCGTAATAACTGCCATAAGCCGTGCCACCGTCCTGAAAATGCTGACGGTCCGCGAACCGGCCTCGGTAGATATGGTCTAGGCCACTCATAGAACCACCTTCCGCCATTCGAGACATTACGGGAGAAAATCCCCGAGTTACTTCACCTATTCGAGGAGCCACCGTCATTGGAGTCGCCGCTGGAGCCGCCTGGGGCTGGGCCGTCGGAGCCTGGCCTCCCCAACCGGCAAACGGATTCATACCGCCGATAGTCTGCCCGGAGATACCGACCTGACTCTGCGGCGTTAACTGGCCACTCTCGTATTGCCCTATCAACGACTGGATATCCTGCTGCAAGGCCGGAGTCTCAAGCTGACCCGTCGAGGTCCGTTGATTAGGGTTCCAGGTTACTCCCTTCGAGGTTAACCAGGGGTTAAGCGTCTTCGTCCATTGATCCGCAACCGACTCCCCGGGCGTAATCTGACCGGACTGCACGCCTTTATTGATCTGCTGCGTTAGTTGGTCCATCAGGTTCTGCTCGCCCATGCGACCGAATACCTGCTCAATCGGCTGGGCAGTGCCGAGATTCTTCGCGCTCATAACCCCAGCGAGATTCTGGTACGCCTGCGAGGGACTAATCGAAGAAGCCACCTGAGCCTGCTGCTGCGGCGTTAACTGGTTTATTGCCTGCGTATATTGATTCCATTGACCGGTTTCCGGGTCCCGCTTGCCACCGCCGAAGGCCGAACTGAGGGCTCCGACTCCGCCACCGATCAAGGCACCGAGAGCAGTACCGAGACCCGGCACGATTGAACCGATAGAAGCACCAGCTCCCATACCCAACAAAGCATCGGAACCCGTTGCACCCGATTGCCAATTCTTAATAGCGTTGTAGACGGACAACGGAGCTAGAACATAACCCCCGGCAGTCGTCAGGGCCGGATTTGCCGTCAGTAGTCCTAGTCCCTGTAATCCACCGCCGAGGGCTTGTCCATAGCCTCCTATACCCCCTCGTTGAAGTCCCTGCATTACCGAGAGCGCGTCGAGCGCACCGGTCGCACCGGTATTGATAGCGCTGGCCGTATCGGGACTTAATCCAAAATTAAGATTCGGATTGGTCCCGAGCTTCGCCAAATTCGCGGCCGCCGAAACATCGCCAGCGGGTCTGCTCGAGGCCAGACCCCGGTAGATCTGTAGCCCCGGCGTAATGTATTGTAACGGCGTAGACATCAGTAAGGCACAACCTGGTTAAATCGTGCCGCCCACTCTTTCCAATCGATAAAGCCGCGCGGATCGGCTACGTTGAACTCTTGCAGTTTTGTGTCCTGGATTAAATTGAAAGCCCAGTTAACCCAGTGATCCGCATGGTCAAGCCGATACACCTGAACCCCGATGGTATTTAACGGCAGGGTAATAAAGTCGGCCCACTCCCGTACGTCGATCATGCCACGAGGATCGATCATTGGGTTATCCGTCCCTCGGAAGGCTCGATATGAGCAAGCGTCTTACCCATATAATAATCGCCCCCTACGACATTCGACTCGAACCTGAAACGCAGCAGGCGACGCGATTCCTTGAAGCGCACGACCTGCTCATCAGGCGGCAGCGGCGTACCCTGAGTATCGGGAAAAGCTACGCTCTGACTCTCGATATCGGTGCTGCGGGCATTCGCCCGTCCGCTGACCGTTAACGTCATTTCGTTAATCTGCTTCAGATCGGGCTCGACCATATCGACGCGCATGCACTTGTCAAGACCCTGATCAAGAAACTCCTTCTCGTCGCTGGTAAAGTAGGATTGAATCGGCTGCACGCTTGCACCGTCAACCGAATCGACCCCCGTCTCGTGCTGCCAGAGAGTGGCAGGTCCCGTCGCGCTGCCCGGATCGGCTAACAGGGGATAAGGATAAGTACTGGGGAAGTAACCACAAGTACGACCAAGCCCAGGCAATGCCGTATCATACCAACTACCCTCGCGGATATTATAGATGACCGCATGGTTGCATTCGAGCGCAGCGTCTAACGGAAAGCACCACCAAATCTCGCCCCAGCGGGGCACCTTAAAGACAAATGCCTTCTGGCGTTGCGCCATATTAATGCGACTGAAGAAGAAATCGAGGTTCATCTGATTCGGCACTTCGCGCACCACACCGTTGAACATCAGGAACCTATCGACTCCGGCCCAGAAGTAGATCCCGTCATACTCGATTACCCCGTCGGAGGAGAGAATTGAGCTGGTATCCGAGACGGTATTAAAGTTAAACGGTATGCCGAGCGTAATGACCGGATTAAAAGTACACATTATCAGACTATCGAGAGACCATAGCAGGAAGGCGGGACCTCCGGCATTGCGCAGCGGCAGGCCCTTGACGATCTTCTGGCCAGTAACGAAAGCCTCACCTCCGCCCTGCGCCGAGCCGCCCGTGATAGGCGGGTTAGCAAGATCATTTACGCCCGAACAATCAACCCGGCCATAGTTACCGTAACTGATCAGGTAGGGATAGACGGCGACGATACCACCCGACTGATGAGGCATCGCACTAGTTACGAGAGGTGAGGTACCCGTAACCGGACCATAGTAGATCGGTGTTTCGACCGCACTACTAATATCACTCAGATTCGGAGCCGGGTGAACAACGATATTATTGACGCCACCCGAGGTCGTATACATAATATCCTGCTGCCAAAGATTATCCGGATTCGTGGCGAAGCCTGCGGGCGTCCGGTCGTCCTGACCGAGATAGAGTGCCTTGGAGTTTACCTGCACTTGAGTAAGATGACTTATACCTCCCAGATGAACGTAGTTAACCAAGTTCTGCTGATAAGAGTTTATGCCACGTGCGATCTCAGGCAGAGCGGTAACTACTTGATAACCTGCCATCTTCTTCGGTCGGCCCCGGTAGAACCGTACCCACTGACCATCGGTATACTCCTGGCCATCAAATTGAGTACCGTCCCGACGGATACCGGGCAGTGACTTGATCGGTACTGGCTTCGCGGTAGCCATTATTGAAGCGCGATCCAATCGACGCTAATGCCGTTCAGGAGACTCGTAGCTGCCCAGGCAATAGTAAAGCCTGCCGGGCTTTTGCCGATGACGCTAATCGGCTCTTTGGCACCCGAAAGTGCAACCGAGTAATCGCCCGAAAACGGCGTGGCAAAAGTTATATTTACGTAGTCATTCGCACCGAGCGTAACCGTTCCCCGCTGATAGATACCGCCAATACCGGGTAATCCCTGAGGTCCAGGAGGTCCCGGAATCCCTTGAGGTCCGGGTGGCCCTCCCGCAGGCCCCGTTGGTCCGGTTGCTCCGGTAGGCCCCGGTGGCCCAGGAGCCCCCGCTGGTCCGCTCGCACCGGTTGCTCCCATTGCCCCCGGTGGACCCGGAGGTCCCTGCTGCCCCGCCGTCGTCTGTCCGCCCTTAAGAGAAAAGAAATTCGTTCCATCGGTAAGATACCAGACAGCGTCCTGCAAACCAACGACATCTTCCGCACTACCGTCGATAAGCCCCACCGCAGGATGGATCGTCAGAGTACCCGTGCCATTATTCTTTACAATCACAAACCAACCCGCGCCGACGCTCGCCGGGGTCGGCAGATCGAAGACGCCTACCCCACCAGTCCATAAAAGTACCTTGGCCCGATCTGCCAGTTGAACAGCATAGCTGGCCGAGATAGGCGTATCGAGCATCTGTTGGTTTAAGGTAGAACCAATAGGCGCTATACCTGCTCCTGCCAGCGCCGCAGCGACCGCAATCGAAATCGAGGCACCGAACTGGAAGATCCGCCAGCTGCCACCCGCCGTCGAGTTGTCGACTAGGTAAAGTTGCCAAACCGTTCCCGGTATCAAGGATAACAGGGTGCTCCCGGTATAACTCCTTATACTGGTACCCTGCATACCCATATTATTGAAGAGCGCCGTATAGCCGGTAGAAACCTGGCGAGCATCGGGCAACGAGACCGTAAGCCCTGCCACACCCGGATTTAAGTCAACGATATCGGTAAGTACTAGATCGCCGGCGACCGCTTGTTCAATCGGCCAGGCCAACTTTATATTCGAGCCATAGTTCAATTGACTATAACTCGGCTGGACGGGATAGATATTGTTCCCGCCGAAAACCTGACTAAAAACCGCGCTCATGCCTGATTCCTTACGGCAGTACGATCTGCGACTCTCTGAAGATCCTGCTGATTAGTCGTACCGAGCTGTTCCTGATAAAGCTGCTGCCAGACCGGGATGCGCTCATCATTCTTCAGGTAGGGAGTAGCCTCAAGCAGAGCGCGGTAGAGCAACAGATTCGGCGCGAAATCGGTAAGCCAGTTCGTCTGGTTCTCCTGCCCGAGCAACGGCGGCTGAGTATAATAGACGATCTCCCAGGGGTAGTTGATAGCCGGAGTCGGCACGATCAGCCAGTGATTGAAGTCGTAATCGGCATAGAACTTCGGCTGCTTCTTCAGCTCGTAATCTACCCACGCAGAGTCCGGCCAATAGCTGCGGCAATACTCATAGGAGCGAGCCAGGAGCGGCAGACGGAAGTTCTGATTCTTGGTCGGGTCCCGGTTCGGTTGAACTCTTATACGCTGCCATCTCTCGGTCAGGATCGGCGTCGGTACAGTTTGCTCGGTCAAAAGATAGCGATGCCTTAAGTCAATCGTACCGTAGTTCATCGAGACTGTCTGCCGCCAGCCGTTCGGCTTCGGGTAGACCGAGGTCCCCACGGTAAGCTTCGACGTTACGATAGTCAGGAAGCCCTGGACCTTTATCGCGGTAGCGATAGCCCGCTCGGCTAGATTGATAAGACGCGGGATCTGATTCGCTACCTGCACGTCCAAAGGCGTACCGCGCTCCAGATATGATTGCATATCTGCAACGAGCGAAGTAAATGTCATCGAAGTCGGCATCTACTTCTTCTTCTGTGTCTGCTGACCCTGCATCGGATCAATCGGTCGTCCCATCTGCATCGGATCAACAGGTGGCAGTTCGGGCGGATTACGCCGTTCAAACCAGCCGGTCGCCTTAGCCGCAAGGATTGCCAGGAAGGCAGCGATCCCTGAGAGGATAGCTGTAACTATATCGTCAGTCCAGTGCATATAGCCTCCTAACCTGTACGGACACTCCAGAAACCTCGACCCTTACCCGTAACGATAGCCTCTGGCGGTTCCGGTGCATCATAAGCGCCGCTACCCGCCTGCCAGTTAGTAATATTCGGTGGATTGCCGAGATTATACCCCGTCACCCCCGGCTGCCCCGACGGTATGATAGCTAGGGTTGCGCCAGTCGTTGCATTCGTATCTGGAACGTGGTTATAGACCAATTGACCGTCTATCCAGAGACGCAGAGTGCTGCCGACTATATCCATTGCCAGATGAGTATCGGCATGTGGAGTATAAGGTGTGGAGAAAATAGATGCCGATGAGGTACTATTTAGCGCTATACCAATCCCTGCCCCAGTCGAGGTCAGATTAATCGAGTACCACATTACAGCCGTACCGGAACCAGTACCACGGAGCCCTACCCCGATCTGCGGTCCAGCCACCGTCGGCGGGTTCACTACCGTAGCACTTACCCACTGATCGGCAGGGAAAGTATTGACAGCAGGGTTCCAGCAGGTAAAGCTGCGCGTCGCATTATGACCAAAGGCACCACTAGGACCGGTCTGTATCCCCGTCCCTGCGACAGCCGGAGTCGTTGACGTACCCGCCTGCATTTCCACCCAGTTCGGCGCACCGAGTGGAGTTACAGTCGGGCTCGTCAACGAAAACGGACCTGCAATCAGAACAGGCATCGCTAGTCCTAAGCAGTTGGCCTCTGCCCGCTATTACCACCCTTGGGCACAGCCTTTGGGGGCTCCGTCGGCGTCGGCTCTACATCCTTCATCTCGCGGGCGGCTTCTTCCTGCCCCACCATAAACGATGTATTAAAACGCTCGACGACGGCATTATAGCCATTACTGACGAGCATCATAACCGCTTGCCAATCGTTGTTTTCCAACTCGACTTTGACTTTCATTTCGACTCTCCTTCGTTAACCCGTATTGGTACCCGCTCCTGCCGGACCCGTCCGGCGCGCCCTAATCCATGTCGCAACGGTGCATGAAACGTTATAGGTCCCAACGTTCGCCCAAATTGCCTGCGTCGTCGTTAGGTTGTAGCGAGAGATGGGCGACGAGATTTGCACGAGGTAATTTCCTAGAGGGCAAGTAATCATGGTTTCGCCTCCCAGCCCACCTAATATCCCCGTACCAGAATCGGAAAGACCGGGCGGTGGTGGCGTCGAGACGTTAGCCGTAGCAGACAAGCCGACGCCAAACTGCGCATAATAGCCTGCGGCAGTGCTCGGGTTCGTGCCAGTGCCAAAGTACGCGGAACATGAAACATCCCAATCACCGGGGCCGAGTGTTAACCAAGCACCGTGTCCATATACCCAACCACTCGCATTGCCGACAAGCACAGTCCCCGGCGATGCATCGGCAAAGACGTAGTAGGCACTATTAGGTGGCATCCCTGGTAGTATAGTACCGTCGCCCCGGACCTCGAAGTAGGTTGCAGTATTGGCGGCATTAGTAATCTGAAATGAGATATCGTTGGCGTTGGTGCCTGCCTGGATCCCTAAGCCATTGCTCATCCCGGCGTTCGTAGTACACCAGATCTGCTGTGCCCACTGACCGGCCGTCGTCTGATTACCGCCCTCGATGCCTAGACCAACGACATTCGAAGCGGCTCCCGTAGGCGAAACTCCACCCGAAATGACTACCGCAGTATCGTCCGGGTAGCCATAGATAAACATTGCTGCCGTGGGCGCGGCAGGCACTCCTAAAGTCAATTGTCCTAGGGCGTTTAGGTTCATCAATGCAGTGCCAGCACCGTTATAAACACTTATCGGATAATGCGCATTGGTACTACCGGAATTAATAACCAGGCCATTACCTGTAAGGTTATAAAGATGGAGGGGATTCGTCGTCCCGCTAGTAGTAATCTGATTAGGTCCGGTAAAGGCATTCGCTGTCGCTAGCTGGGGCACTACCGCCGTATTAATCGCAATCGTGCCAGGTCCTGAGGTAAGTGGGCTACTTGGTGAGACTATTATCCCCGTACCCTGTGCAATGCTTGTGATAGTGCCCGTCGGAGCGGTAGTCGTGCCGGGATGGTTAATCCAGCGGGTGCCGTTCCACATCAGATAGTCGTTAGCCGCCGGCGTCATCGTACCGATATCGAAGCACGCTTGCAGGCTCGGCATTGTCGCTGTACCGATAGTGCGGAAGGCACCGGCAGCAGTCCACGTCAAGGCATTCGTCGCAGTGTGACCCGTGCCCGAACCGATAAAGCCACTGACGTCGCCGTATACGACAAGACCTCCAGTATGTGCCCGGTTTGTTGCCCAGAGAGCATACTCACCAACAACGGAGCCAGACGCTATATAAACACCGTAATCGGCTCCGGCGGTAGAGTTGACAGAACCCGCGAACATCGCAGTGTTGATCTCTGCACCAACTGTGGTATTTATTCCTCCCTGAACCAGGAGCCCGTAGCTATTACCTATGGCATTAATACTTACGGCACGGCTTCCAGCGGTAGTACCGCCACCATCAAAGATATTATTGCCAGTAAAGAGATTATTGATCGGCGCAGCACCTGTCCCTAGCTGCGGCACCACAGCGGGGTTTATCGCAACCGTGCCCGTCCCTACAATCGGATTCGGCGTCAGCGTTATGCCAAGAGCCGCCGTAAGACTCGTTACCGTCCCTCCTGTAATCCCGGCAGGTGGAGTATTGATCCAGCGCGTACCGTTCCAGTGCAGAACATCGTTCGTTGCCGGAGTCATCGCCCCCACGTCGAAACAGTTCTGCAAGCTCGGCATCGTCGCAGTGCCGACGATCCTGAAGTTGGGCAAGGTGTCCCAAGTCAGCCCGCTCGTTATAGTGCCAGCGGCGGCTCCCTGTCCCAAGAATCCGCTGCCGTCGCCGCGCAGGATGTGCCACCAGCCAGCGGGCGAGAAAAGCCCAACGCCGAATGCTATACCACCGGCGCCTATGTTGGTCTGTATGGTTAGGTTCGCACCGGTACCATCATGAACCGCCTGCGCGCTGAACGTAGTGTTACCCGAGAAGGTAGTGAGATTGCTAAAGGTATTAGAGCCGGTAAAAGCATTCGCCTGCGCCAGTCCAGCAACCTGCGACCAGTTTACACCAATGGTGCCGGTCGTAGTAATGGGACTGGCGCTAAAGTTGAGACCGATCTCAGCAGGCGTACCACTCGCATTTGACCCGATACTCGTTACCGTGCCGGTGCCGGTCGACATGTTAATCCAACGCGTACCATTCCACGTCAGCACCTGTCCATTTGCAGGCGACATTGCACCTACGTCAAAGCATGCCTGAAGACTCGGCATCGTCGCCGTCCCGACGGTCCTGAATGCACCCGCTGTAGTCCACGTCAGTCCATTCGTCGGAGTGACGACAGGAGGCGTGGCAGTCGTGGTAGAAGCCAACCCTAACCAACCACTGCCATCGCCACGGAAACCGAACCATTCGCTGGTAGCCGTAGACGGACCAACCATAAACGGGACCGTGGTGGCAGTCAGATCGCCCGCGCTAACATAGAACGCCCCCGTATTTCCAGTCCAGTTCCAAATACCTGAAGACGCGGATATATGGGTGGTGAAGAAAACGTTACCAGAGAACTGGTTCTGCCCGGTGAAGTTATTCGTCTGCGCAATCCCCGGCACCTGCGCCCAGTTAACTCCGATAGTACCCGTACCAGTAAGAGGACTAGGAGCAATAGTCAAACCGCTCGCCGCAGGCGAACCCGATGTGCTCGCCGTAATGCTCACGCCACCAGTACCGGTCGTCACAGTAGCGGCATTCCAACGTGTGCCATTCCACTCAAGTACTTGTCCCGTCGTCGGAGTCATCGCTCCTACGTCGAAACATGCCTGTAAACTCGGCATCGTTGCCGTACCGACAGTTCGGAAAGCCCCTGCTGAAGTCCAGGTCAAAGCATTAGTGCCAGTAGCACCAGTACCAGTGCCGAGATAGCCCGTACCGTCGGCCCTTAGACTCATCCAGAGTGTGCCCGAGGCAGGACCAAGATTAATCAATCCTTGCGCGTTCGTACCACCCGCATTGTAGACAATTATGTTAGAAACAGCACCACTAAAATTAACGACATTAGTAAACTGAGTATTCGCACTGAACGTGTTGACTGCGGTAAAGGTCTGTGTCTGCGCCAAGCCCGCTACCTGCGCCCAGTTTACTCCTATCGTGCCAGTGCTCGTGATAGTAGTCGGGGCAAGGGTCAGGCCCGTCTGAGAAGGTGTACCCGAGGCAGCGGATGTAATACTCGTTACCACAGCCGCCGCCAGTACCGTCGTGATACTTGTCGTACCGGAGCCCGTGACCGCGCCGGTCAGAGTAATAGTCTGATTTCCAGTCAGGAAAGGCGAAGCACTAACTGCCACTACGGTAACGCGCCCGAAGGCATCCGTCGTAAAGCTGGTAGGATTATTATGTGCACCCGCTGTAGGTACAGGCGAGGGAGCAGCTAGTCCAACAATAGGATTCGTCGTCGTACCGGTAATAGCAATCTGATTAGCAACGCCACTAACCGAGGAGACCGTACCGGTAGTACCACCAGTAGCGTTTATCGTTACAGCACCGGTACCACCTGTCCCGGTAGAGCTTATCGAGATCCCGACGCCAGGAACGATGGAGGTAACTCCACCAGTAACCGTCGGCGCGGGCACGAGCGTAAAGCCGTTGACCGTGGAGTTAATAGCCAGCAGCATACCAGCAGTATAGCCAGTCCCCAGCGAAACTGGCAGACCCGCGACCGTACTATTTACATACGCGACGCTCGCAATTCGGGTGGAACTCGCAGAAGGTACGGTGATTGCGTCTATGGTCGGGATGCCGGGAAAGTACAGATTAGAAGGCAGGGGCGAAGCAAACTGGAGAGTAACATTACCAGAGCCACCGCCACCTTGCAATCCGGTACCGGCAGTGATAAAGGTTATCGGGGTAGACATCGCAATGTTCCTTACGGGCTGAATGGGGTCTGTGCTGATAAGGGAGTAAATACACCCGCAACGATTACGCCGAATTTTTCCATTAACCATTCCTCTAGCCGTAGCCCGTTTATCACGAGGCCGCTGCGACCGGTAGGATTCAGAGTAGCATTACCATTGCCGGGGCCGGCCAAGTTAAAAGTACCCGATCCGTACATATCTCCGTTGGAAGCCGAACCCGCCACGAGCCCGCCATTTACGCCGATCTGCAACTTGATCGTCCGGCTGGTCGTATTGCCCTCAGCAGTGGAGGTTGTCATAAAATAAACTGCCGTTGGTTGTGCGGTAGCAGTCCAGACAGTCGAGGTCGGGTTGAGTACCTGCATTTCGAAGCCGCCATTAAAGCCTCCATCCGAGGCAGCCCCGGTCCAGCCAAGCATGCGTAAGAATCCTATCTGAGTACTTCCGCCTGGTAAACTCGGCGTAGCCATCGTCGCCCCGACCTTACGCAGTTCAATAGTCGAAACACCGGTACCCGAGGAATCAATTTGCATCGACGTATTGGTATTATCAGGTTGCGATACCTGTATCATTGAGCCTGGCAACGCTGCGGGCGCGCTGGCATTATTACCCCGCAGAGGCCATGCCAGTGTAGTTGCGATAGCCGTCGTTCCTGACCCCGTAACTGCGCCAGATAAAGTAATAGTCTGATTGGCAGTCAGGAAGGCTGCTGCACTGCTCGTCACCGCCGTTACCCGGCCAAAGCCATCAGTCGTAAAGCTGCTAGGCCAAGCATGTGCCGCCGCTGTCGGTACCGGCGACGGTGCAGCTAGATTGACCGTGGCGGTTCCTCCTGATATACTAACGGCAATCGCATTCGGAGTACCAGCAACGTTAGTAATAGGCACAGCACCCGGAGTAGCCGCAGTCACTCTACCCCAGGCATCAGTAGTAATAATAGGGTTAGCCAGAGCCGTCACCGCCGTACCAACCTGGGTTAATGCTATATCAACAGCTGTCGTACCAGTTGCCGTAATCGGCGCGGTACCGGTAACTGAGGTAACTCCCGCGGTAGGTGCCGTCCCAGGAGTAATCGCTATTACCTGGCCCGCTGCATTGACTGTAATACTCTGCGGAAATGCCTGTGCACCCGTCGGTAATGCTGGCGAAATAGCGGTCAGGCTGGTAGCAATCGAGGTCGTACCCGTGCCCGTTACCGGACCCGTCAACGATATCGATTGATTGGCAGTCAGAAAAGCAGAGGCGCTAGTTGCCACCACCGTCACACGACCAAAGGCATCCGTCGTTATGCTAGTCGGATTGGCATGCGCTCCTACCGTTGGCACGGGCGAAGGCGCAGCCAACGCGACCGTAACGACGCCAGCCGCGGTAGTCGTAGCAATCTGGTTCGCGGTAGGATTGACCGCAGTAATCCCGGCTACTGGCTGAGTGCCAGCCGAGATAGCCGTAACCTGTCCTGCGCCGTTGACCGTAACACTAGTCGGAAAACTATAGCTGTTAGCCGCGACGCCGGTCGCCGTGATCGAAGCCGTTACCGCGCCGGTAGCAGCAGAGAAGGTCAATCCTCCGGTAGTTCCCGTAGGCCCAGCCGCACCGCCCGTAGCCAGATCGGCAATGGACGTTACTCCCGGCGCTGGAGCCGAACCATCGCTTATCGACGTAACCTGGCCTAACGCATTCACCGTTACGTTAGTTGGAAACGGATGAGCGCCTACAACCAATGCCCCACCAACCGCAGCAATGCCAACTGTTACCGCCCCGGTTCCAGTCGTTGGCGCTACCGTTAAACCACCTCCACTTATAGGCAATACCGAACTGACAGCGCCTACCGGCGCACTGCCGCCCGTGATCGCCGTAACCTGGCCCGCCGCGTTGACGGAAACGCTAGTCGGGAAGGTATAAGCCCCGGGTGTTACCGCAGGGACAAGTGGCGTAAGCGTGGTAGAAATCGTAGTCGTACCAGTGCCGGTGACGGGTCCTGTCAGCGTAATCGTCTGGTTCGCAGTCAGGAAGGCCGTCGCGCTGCTCGCTACTGCGGTTACACGGCCAAAACCATCCGTAGTTATACTCGTTGGATTAGCATGTGCCCCGGTCGTCGGAACAGGAGAGGGCGCAGCAAGCCCAACTATTACCGCACCGGTAGTAGGTGAAACAGTAGTCTCGTTGGCAGTGCCAGTGACCGAGCTAACCCCGGCAACTGTCGCGGCTGCCATCGCATTGACGTAAGCGACGGTCGCCACATTATTCAGACTCGGTGCATGGGTGGCCGGACTAATCGCGTCGGTCGTCGGCAGACCAGGCAGGTAGAGATTAGACGGCATCGGCGTCGCAAACGAAAGAGTTACATTCCCTGACCCGCCACCGCCCTGTAGCCCCGTACCGGCACTTATAAAGGTAATAGGAGTAGACATCGTAATATTCCTTGCAGATTAGAATGGAGTGAGCGGGTTAAGACCATACTTTATCGCTAGCCAATTCTCTAAGCTCAGGCCATTACAGAAGATACCGCTCTTACCGGTTGGATTCGTAGTGGGCCCTGCAATATTAATAGTGCCACGACCCTGATCCCCATTAGAGGCAGAACCAATCACGAATCCACCCAGATTCCCGATCAGCAGCTTTATAGTACGACTGGCTTCGCCATCAGCGGTAGTATTAAACTGTACTATAGTCCCTTGGGAAGCGCCCGTCCACGCAATAGTCGAGGTAGTAGTCTGGATCTCAAAGCCCCCACCAAACCCTGCACCGGTCCAACCGACATGCCGCATGAACCCTATTTGCCTATTAGCAGCCAGCAAACTAGGTGTAGCCATACCACCCGAACCATACTGCCGTAACTCAATAGTCGGGATGCCCGTCCCGGCAGCATCAATTGCTAGCTCTGTACCGACATTATCGGCACTACCCAACTGAATCAACGCACCAGCTGGCAACGGTTGCATACCAGTATTCGTACCCCGGATCGGCAGACTGACCCCAGCAGAACCGTTAGCCGCTGCGGTGATCTGCCCCTGCGCATTGACCGTCAGGTTAGTATTGGTATAACTACCTGCCGTCACTGCGGTAGTGGCCATCCCAATAGTACCCGTAGTAAGGATGGTACCACCGGTCAATCCGGTACCCGCCGTAATGCTAGTAACGCCGCCACCTCCTGGTGCCGCACCGGACGATGCCGCCGTAATCTGTCCCTGCGCATTGACTGTCAGGTTAGTATAAGTATAGTTGCCCGGCGTCACTGCGGTATTCGCCAGCGCTATCTGCCCGATTGGATTAGTAGCATCAATCGTACCGCCCGTCAATCCCGTGCCTGCCGTAATAGACTGAATACCCGCAGTGCCACCACCACCAGTCCAGGGATTCAGGGCGACCGTTACGCCGTTCTGATCGGCCGGGATTAGCTCTAGGCCACTTAGCGGCAGAGTACCAGGAGGCAGTTGTGAGATCCTAACGCCCATAACCATTCTAGTCCCCTTAAGGTAGATCTAATGGATTCGGTGCAATCTGCACGATAATACTGCGGCCGAACCCATCCACGACCGGCTGACCATCACTTGTAAAGAGCTGCTGAGCGATCAGATTAAAAACAGGAAAACCCGGATGATCGGCAGGGGGAATGCCCGTGCCGAACATCCAGGTAAGATCGTCCGTCAGAGGGCGGTCGGGACGATAAATCGGCAGATTGATATGTTCGGTCTGTCTCGCAGGTAATCGGTAAGGATCAAGGACATCGAGGTCCTTCATGCATACCATTAATCCAGGGGTATTCGGGTCCGGGTAAAGGTCTTCAATCGACATTTTAATACTGCATCGCCCACATAGACCAATACCGTAAGTTCCCCGCCCTTTGGGGTTAAACCAATAGCCCCCTCCGCCGCGCCGCCCGCCTCGTTGGGCTCTTTCGTCACGTGCCACGCCAATACCCCTATCTCGTATAGTTCCAGATTCTCGGTTGTAGCCATACGGGTGCTCCGTCGGATTCCGACGCCCAGGCCCGGCCAAGCTGCTTATCAGCTTCGGGTCCTAAGAACGCCAAGACATCCGGCTTGACTTCGGGAATTTCCATTGCCAGGTTACGCGCCAGCTCGGTTACGATAGCCAAGAACCAACGCTGCGGGACCTCGATTGAGTTCGAGATATCCATGCCTATATCCTCGACGTACCTGGCGACGTAGAGGACTAGCTGAGCGAACGTATACTGAAACTGCGGTGCGGGCCAGACCGTTACCTGCGGTTCCTGGATCTGCTTATCGTACCACATCTGAACGGGACGACCCGGGAACCACTTATCAGGTAAGTTCGCGTAGTCGTTCATATTAATCTTCGCGACCGGGATCTCATTCGGTCGGCCCTGGAATACCAGTTCGAGAATATCCAGGGTAGTTCTAAGGTCAGCACGAATGCGGTACCAACTATAACCCGTATTCGGCACTCCCTGGATATCTTTCCAAATCCACTTACCCTGCTCTACCTCCTGATCAGTAACGGTATCCAGAGTAGTCCAGTTAAGCCCGTCGAGCGACCCTTCCCAGAAATAGCTCCAGTTATCATAGGTATTCGGCATGAAGCCGAAGACTACCGCCTGGACTTGGGAGGGCAGACTGATCTGAATAAAGCCACCAGGTCCCGTAAGAGTACAAGCACTATTAAGGTCACTATCGAAAGCATTAGCCGCGATCCCTCCCGGCGCAGAAGAATAGAGTGACGCGCCGCTCACGAAACGGGTCGCCGTGCGCAGGTTACAGCTCAGAACATCGATAACCCTATTACTCAGGGGAACGTTCTGCTCCGACTCATAGAGCGGGTATATCTGTTTCTGCTTGCACCAGAGAGGAATACCCTCATTAGCCAAGGTCGACAGATGCAGGTAGAGCATCTGCTTGGCAATCTCGATATACTCCTGCGTGATCTGCTGCGGCGCGACCTTGCACCTGCCAAAGGCACGGTCAATAGCATCCCCTATCGTAAAGATAGTGGTCGAGGTCGTGCCGCTGGTAACTAACATTCTTCGTCCTTCAACTTGCCGAGTGCGCCGCCCCGGGCTCGGTGAGCCGGTTCCGACTGCTCCTCACTTGCCCAACGCTTGAAACTCAGACTACCGCCTCTTTTATAGAGCGCGCCCCCGGCACCGAGCCTGTTGCGGGTCCCGCTGGTTCCCATTCCTGCCGCATGGGCGGGAGGCTGGCGAACCCGCACGGCAGTCACTGTACTACCGCCACGGCCTAAGCGGTTGATCGTACCGCCGGTCGCCAGCCTATTTCGCGTCCCACTAGTTCCGGACGCCCGCGACCACGGAGCATCCATCTTCCAGTCGCGAACCGGCGTCGCAGTAGTAACGTCGTGAACTCCGGTCCGCGTCGCGTGGCGACGGTTGCCCGTAGGTCTAAAACCCCGCCCCTGAACTGATCCACCGTGAGCCTTATGCATTCGCTTAAGCGTCTTGGCGAGATTCGCCTGACGCTTCGTCCGCGTGGACGCCCCAGAGCCCTCCGCTGTAACCTTCCGTGCATACGCTTGCACGCCCATTCCTGCGCGCTTGGCCTTCGCGGTAAAGGCTCCGGGACGTTTGATCGCACCTTGAATCCATCTACCGCCCTTGGCCATGTAAGGCTGCTGAGCCTGCGGTGGTACCATCGGTTGTGGCGTTATCTGACCCTCGGCCGCTCGTTCAGCATCGGCTTCGGCCTGGGCACTCGGATGACGCTTTGTCCGACTGCCATAACGCTTCGATTCCGTACGGACCTTGCCACCCGAGTAGTAATGCTTGTGCACGTGGAAGTGCTTGGCACTGCCGCCCCGGGCATAGCCGGGGGTCAGGGTACTGCGCCCGCCCAATTCCTCAAGCTCATCGGTTGGTCGCGGCGGGCTGCGGCGGACACCGGCGCTCTCGGCCGGATTACCCCGGAATGGCGCTCTGCCAAACGTATTGAACTGGTGAGCCGGGACATCGTGGTGCCCCGATACCGTTTTGGTAGTATCCTTAAAGCCTTTCATCACGTTATCCCCTGTTGAGAGATGACGAGGACATCAGTAGGGACCATACCAGTACCCCGGATTGCCCTAATGCCCTCGGGAATATCCGTCAGACCCGTGCCCGGGGCCTTCGCAAGCATTGGCGCAGTGAGCCAGACGGGAGGGAGCTTCGGATCGAGAATATCATCCAAGGTCATCTCAACGACACCCGTGCCGATAGTTCCACCCGGACCCGTCATCCGGGCCAGAGTCTTCGAGTCCGTAACGTAGACATCCAACGGCACCGGGGGAGAAGTCCCGGTAATCCCCGTTATCCTAATCGGCCGCATCAGATTATCCCCTGTTGAGAGACTATCAGAACGGACGCAGGAACCATGCCCGTTGCCCGTACCGCCCGGGTACCCGCCGGAATGACGGCCAAGCCCGTCGTCGTATCCACAGGGGGGGCCGGGTTCCATACCGGAACAACAGCCGGGTTAAAGACGTCACTTACCGTAAGCTCAAGGGTACCCGTACCCTGCAATTCAATTGCCCCCGAGGCAGCAATCGTATAGACATCGAGAGGCACCACCGGCGAGTTACCCGTAATCCCCGTAAGACGGATTGGTCGCATGCTACCTCCTCATACCGGTGGAGTCATCAGAACGTTAACCCGTTCCTTGATAATTGATATCAAGTCTATATTACAGCTACGAGCCACAGCTGAAGGTGTCGGATTCATAAAACCTACCGAAGGCCACAACAACGTCGTAGCCGGAAAACCCGGAGGCAAGGGAGTTGCCGCCGTACCCCCAAATGAAACCCGTACCGGAACCTGTGCGCCCGCACCCGATACTTCCCAAACAATACGGCCACCGGGAGCCGCCCCATAGACTCCACCATCCCAATAGAACTTGAAGACGAATGGAGTAGCAAATGACGGATTTAGAGTCAAGACACCAGGCACAATCTGATTCGTAGTTAAATTTGATTGGGTAGCAGTAAAAACATTAACTTGTCCATTTGCTCCCGAAGCATAAACCCAGGTGCCGCTATTAATAATACCGCTTGTGAAGATTCCACTTCCGGTAGTAGAATTATTAATCAGTCCAACGATTATATCTACTGGTCCATCAGCCGAACAACGGAAATGACCAAAGACCCGCAAGCCCGGCGTTAATGTGAATGATCTATTAACGGGTCGTAGAGTCCAACCTCCAAAGGCAACAGCATTAGTAACAGCTTGGATAATACCACAATCCCCATCAACTGCGGCGAAGGTCGTACCTCCGGCAGCACCAACCGGACCGGTAACAAAATCAGCAGGGTTAAAGGTAAAGAAATCGTCAGTATAATCAGCTACCTTGGTCCGGTCCTCTACGATCAAATCAGACAAAGTCTCAGTGTCCCGCGAATTGGTAGAGCCGTTCGGGAAACGAGTTATATTAATATCAAACATCTCTTTCCCCTAGAATGGCGGAGTCGCTAGCGGGCTGACCCGTTCCGTAATGACTGAAATCAGATCGACTTGAGCGTTAAAGGCACTTCCCCCTGTCGGCGCAGCAATCGCTACAGTAGGACTCAAGAAAGCCGCACTCGGAAAACCCGCAGGCAATGCTACAGCCGAACTACCCCCAAACGAAGCACGGAATGGAGTAGCCATAAACGGACCGGATAGCTCCCATATAACTCGACCATTCGGCGCTGCCTGATAAACCGCACCGTCCCAGTAGAGCCTTACAGTTAGGGGACGAGTCATAGAAACGGGTGGAAATATACTAGGCGCACCAGTCGTACCAGAACTAACTGACGTACCTCCGGCTAGCGCCCAAGCGACCGGTGTCATCTGAGTAGTATAGCCGTTTACACGAACATACATACCATCGGTATTACTAGGCGTAGACGTAGGGTTAGTATTAATATTCACCAACCCCAACGCCATAGATGCCAGTCCATCTACGGCAACCACAAAGGTCGCCCAAGTACGGAGACCCCTGGTTAATTGAAACGTAGCAACGGGTAATTGCATACTGACACTACCGGTAGCAGAAATTGCTGACTGAATAACCCCATTAGCCCCGGCGACGGCAGCAAAAGCCGGGGTGCCCGTAATGGTATAATTAGCAGCAACGAACGGCTGAAAGTCGTCGGTAAAATTACTGACCCTCGTCATATCAGGTAAAGGCATATCGGAGAGAGTCGCCGTATCTCGGGAGTTGGTCATCCCGTTAGGCCACCGGGTTACGCTTATGTCAAACATCTGTTTCTCCTATAGGAGAGGCAGCAAGCCTGGCAGCTAACGGAAACCGTATAAAACCATTAGCCGGGGTTTCCAAACTTGCCGCCTCAAGCCTTATAGCCCGGGGGTCCCATATACCGTCCTCCAGTCGGTCCAGGACGGGATATAACGCTCCGTGCTCTTATAGCGCATGGAGTCCGTCTCGAAGTCACCCTCCATCGACTTCTCCAGGGCACGGCGCATGGCGATCTTCAGACCCTGCTTGACGTCCGTCTGGATAAACCAAGCGGTAGTGCTCGTCATACGGGTAATATTCGCCTGGCCCTTCGATAGCAACCCGAGAGACTTGACAGGGTTGATATCGTTATTTGCCGTACCGGTCCGCAGCACCGACTTCAATAGGACCTCGGCCTGCATCACGTTGCTCGGTCCCGTGACGATCTGCAACGGATTGAGCCTGATGCGCTTCCCATTGTTGTCGACGGCATTCCGGATCTGGATGAGCATCTGCTCCAAGGAAGTTTGTGAAAGGGCCGCTGCGGTCGTAAGCTGATTGGAGAAAACGCCCGCCGGTGGAGCTAACGGATGTAGGGTAGATACGAGGGGTACACCATCGCCCCCGTTGAAACCAGGCGTAAAGCCCGTATTCAGGATATTCGCACACAGGGTCTCCTTGGTCTCGATCATCGACTGGCCCAGATGCTCGGCGTAGATCTGGCCGATCTTGATATGATCACCGTCCTCGACCAGGACCTTCGTTATAGCGAAGGCGAGGCCGAACACTGCATAGACGTAGCGCTGGATGAATAGCACTCCGCCTGACTGGTACGTTACCGGCGTACCGTCCGGCAGCGCAGGTGCCGCGCCCATGCCAAAGAGCACGGGTTCCTCGTGGTAATTGCGGGGCGTGCCTTTGAACTCGCGGAAGACCATCTTCCACTCGTCCGTGCGCTGATCGTAGATACCGTCGAAAGTTTCGTTGAGTATCGGCTCGACTATGGATCGGAAGTCGGTACTCCGCATCGGGACAGCCATATGACTTCCTCCTTAGTAGGCGACTTGATTCGCTACGTCCTGATGCATCGCAATCTGCACCATTACGATAGTGAACGGATCACCCGGCAGGTTATCGATCCGCTGGGCGAAGCCGACGATCCGCAGCTGATTCGTACTCGTCTGAGTAAGCGAACCGGTAGTGGTAACGTCGAGCGCTACGTTGGAGAAGCCCGTAATGAGATTCCCACTGGTCGTAGTATTCGCCGTGATCGATGCCTGAGCACCGAGCGCAGTCTGCGCCACGGGACCGTTCGCCTGAATCTCGTAATAGATATTAGGCTCACGGGTGCACCAGGCGACGATAGTCGAGCCAACGGTATTCGCCGGCCAGTAGTTGGCTACCGCCCGTCGTCCCGTTGCCGTCATCGTGAATTCAACGCCCTGGAAAGCACCGAGGATGCGATTCGCCGCCGCGCCTGCGCCAGCCGCCCCGAGCGCGGTAGCCAGGATCATATTGCCTGAAGGAGTAGCCGCGTCGATCTGCACCGGGCTATTCATAAAAATATTGGTGGGATAGCCCGAGGCAATGTTGATACCTCCGTAGACTTGAGGACCTCCGCTAATAGCGGGCCGAACGATGCCCGACGGATGGAGCGATGGCGCCAGACCGAAGGGTGCAGCGAATAGGGACATAGGACACTCCATAAGAGAGCTTCATTGCCGCTGCTCCTGTTCGTCGAGAAAATCAGGAAGCTCGCGGGCCTGTCCCAGTTCCTGCGTACCGACCTCTATCATCGGACCCTTCATACGACCACCACGTTGCGCCGCCTGGGCAGCCTCTTCGGCGGCTCTCTGAGCAGCGGCAAATATCGCTTCCTCTTCCTCACGAGGTTGCTTGAAATGCACTTCTGTCATGAAGTCCTTATAGAGCTTCTTAGGCAGCTTTGCCGCCAGCATTTCATTTACGCTGATAACTCCGGGGAACTCCGCACTCTTAGAAGACATCAATTCAAAGCCGGGAACTTCGTGAGCTTGAATCAGCTGATAGCCCAGGCGCAGTCTTCCATGAACCGGGTCGCGTGAATTCTGAGTAGTTATCCAGCATACGTGGTAGCCGGGAATCTTTGGGAGATCCGGCAACGCAGACTGGAAGAACGTTCTACCTAGCATAGCGACACGTTCAGAATCCGTATATTCCCGGTTCTCGGTAATATCGCGATCTTTCCACTCACGATCCTGCCGGGAATCTGAATTCTTACGAACCACTTTTACGGGTTTTCTTAGTTCCGACATCTCAGCTCTCCTTCGAGTGCTTCCTGGCTCTAACGACGGTTCTCACGATCCCACTTCTGAAATTGCTTCAGATATCTGTCCCGTAAGACCGGGTCATCCCAGGCTCCGGCGGCAATCATAGCCTCCTTACGATCAGCAGTAATATAAACTTCGTTCTTGCGCAGTGGCCTCTCACGGCCACCTACTCTAACCTGAGGACCTCGCGGCATACGGCGCTCCTCCCGCTCTGGTCGCTCTTCCTCTTCTTCACGATCCCTGCCATTACCGTTCTCGTACCGGTGGGGCAGGTATTTCGCCAGTTTCTCGTCCAGCTTATCCCAGTAATCATCCGAACGCGGATCGTAGAGACCCTCCTGAAACATCTGATCCTCGATAGCCTTCGCTACCCGTGAATCGGAATTTCTCAGGTTGGTATCGTACCATTCGTGGCCCTCTGCCCACTCGCGTGCCCGCGCCTGGATCTGAGGATCGACCATAGGTTGGGGACGTGCCTGAGCAGCCGCCGTGCGCTGCTGCTTCAGGATCTGTAGCTGGTTCCGCCCTACCCGCAAGTCGCTAGCAATGCGGCTGGCCTCTGCGGCAGCCTCGCCATTAGCCTGGCTGATGGCCGTAGCCTGAATGCGCTCGGCTTCCCTGATCTGACCATCGAGTTCCGCGATCTTGTTATCGATAAGAACCATCTCGCCGTTAGCTACGCGAGAGTCCAGCTCCGACTGACGGCGCTCTAACTGCTCGTTTCGTTGGCGAAGGAAATTCAGCTCCAACCGGTCACGGTCGCGGTTCTCTTTCTTTCTAGCTTTCTCGGCGCGCCTGCGGCGACGAATAGCTTCACGCTCTTCGTCAGCCTCGTCGGCATGTCCTACCCGCTCCTCTTCTTGGCGCTCCTCTGGCTCGCCTTCTTCCCGTTCGGGTTCAGGCTCACGCTCGGCGCGCTCCTCTGACTCCTCACGCAACTCTTCCTCATCGGCCCCCGGGCCAACTGGGACTAGCTGCTCCTCTTCCCGTTCTTTAGCCATATAGACCCCTAGATATAGGCTACCATCTCCAGCGCCTTATCCTCAGGCACTTTGCCCTTCAAATCCATATCGTTGAAGAGCACGAACAGAGCCTTCCCGTCGGCATGATCCGCATCTACCCACCAACGGTCGCCGCCGTACTTGGGCACGCGCACGTATTCGCCAACCTCGCACCATCGACCCTCCGGCCATGGCACCAAGGTCTCACGATTACAGAAACAGACCGGACCAAAGGCGATAACTTTCGCCACTTGCATGTTCCATTGGTCTGTATCGCGTGTATCCTCCGGCAGTATAAGTCCCCCCGCTGAGTGCGTCGGGGCGGTCTTCAACTGAACGAGTACGTCGGAACCGAATGGTTCAAGGCCCGGATCAGCTTTGGGGAAAGCCTGCTCCAGGGAGTCATACTTGTAGCTCGCCTTACGAAACACGGTCTTGGCTGCCAAAGCAGCCAGACGCTCAGGACTAACGCCCCGGTCGCGTGGACGATCCGCTAAGCTGCGCTCCACTTTCCTCTCCTATCTCATCACTAAACATGCGTTCGACCAACTCAAGGCCATAGGCTACGCCGCAGGCATAGCCATAGTCGAACGCTGAGCGGTTCCTTGGACTTGGATTCAGAGCTTCGAGTGCATGCTTGACTCTCAGCTCTTTGAGTTGTGACAGGAACCTATCCGGGGTCGGCATTCTACTCTCCTAGCGGCAAGGGTGCAAGTTTTCACCTATGCCCTCTATGGAAATGCCTATGCCCCCCATGGTGGTCCGCCGGGTGATGCTCGTGCATATGGGGATGCCCATGCTTGCCGTGGAAGGTATGCATAGGAACGTGCCCATGGTCACCGTGCTCCATAGGCCCCTGCTTTGAGGGGTCCGTATGATGCACATGCTCGGTATAATGCGAGTCATAACCCGGATGCGAGTGATCCCCCTCGCTACTATCGGGGTTACGGGTCGCCGTCCTACCAGGGGAAGTGTGAGCATCCGCGTATGGGTGCCCACCCGTTGCCTGGTTATGATGCTTGGTTACGGGTCCCTCGGCCATAAATCACCTCATTTGGTTACGTGCTTGACGGCCCACATGACCGCCTCTTCCATCTTGGTAATTGCCAAGGAAAGCTCCCGCGACTTACCGATACCGTTACAGGCCGTTACGAACTCAAGGCCAATATCCTTGATGTTCTTCATCTGGAGCTTCTCCTCGTCGGATAACAGCCGATACTCATGGCGCATGACGTTATTCGCCATGCGGTCGTCCGAGGTCGAGTCAAACTGGGTTCCTAGTGCCACCGGTCACTCCTTTCTCTTCTGCTGCCGCGCCCGCGACCTGCTGATGATAGACAGGCATTACCTGCTCGGGATGGGGTGCGCCCGCTCCTGGCAGGCTAGTATAAGGCGCGACGTAGCCAGGCGGGTGCGGGCCCAGCCCCTTCAGATCCTCCTCGCTAGGCAGGTTAGGATAGCCAGGCATAGCCTCCAGCTCCTTCTGAGCCTTCTCCTTCTCCTCCTTCTTTTCCTTTTCCTTCTTCTTCTCCTCATCGGTCTTCACAGGAGTCGCACCGAATGCCGAGTCAACAGCATCAACCAGAATTTCATCAAAAGGCTTGCCAAAGCGCTCCTCCATAGCCTTCTTGCGCTCGCCTACCGACGGCTTCTTTGGCTCCTCCTTCTTCTCTTCACCCTCCTTCTTCGGCTCTTCGGCAGGATGGCCGGGCTGGCCGGGTTGAGGTTGGCCAGGCTGGCCGGGGGTCTGCTGAGTAGTCGTCTTGATAACCATAGATCATACTCCTTTGCCTTCTCCACCGGGACTTGGATGGCCTTCGATACCGGTCCCGGTTGAGATGTTAGTCGAGTGCCCCGTATCTATCTTCGCAGCGGCAATCTCCAGGGCGGTAGCATTGTCCTCCGCGTTGATTCGCTCACGCTCCTCAATCTCAGCCTGAGTGCGGGCGGTATCGCCCGCCTGCTCCACCTGAGTCTGCTGAAGAGTCGTAGCATTATCCTGTTGACCTTTCTGAGCTGTACCCTGTTGTTGCATAGTCGCGATCTTCTCCCGGCTCTGATTAGTAGCCGCCTGCGCCTGAGCGCGGATGTTCGCAACTCCCATTGCCGTCGGATCAGCCTGCTGTTGCGAGGGTTGCTGCATGCTCTGAAGCTTCTGCATAGCCTGTTGAATAATAGCCGGGATCTGCTGAAATGTCTGATTCGCAGCAGCGATGACCCGCTTCGAGGCAGCGGCCAGAGTACGATCCAGTTCAACGCCCACCTCCTTATTCTTGTGGTGAATGCGCGCGATCTTGCCGGTGTCCATACCCGCTGCCTGCGAGGTAATGTCCACGATATGGGTAACGTACCAATACAGGATATGTTCCGATAGATGCTGAACCGCAGGAGGTAGGAACTTCGACTGGATTGTGGGCAGACCTCCCAGGACCGGCGACTGTAGGAAGTCGAGCAGCACCTGGATATGCGCAAGATGATCCTGCTCGGGGTAAGCGGCGACCGGACGACCAAGGGACATTGCGACATTTTCGTTTACCTGATTCATCTCGGTAATCTGGGGCAGCGGCCGCAACAGATTAGCCGCGTTGGGCAACTTCGTCCTTTGAAGGATCAGAGTCTCGACCTTGTGGGAATCGTATAACTCCGGGTGCATATCGGCGCGTTGCTGTATAATCTGGAGCTGAGCAAATCGCTGTACGTCGGAAAATACCTCAGGGTCGGATACCGGTACCACATCAACAGGTCCCTCATAATCGGTCCGGTAGGCGAGCTGTTCTCCCGCTTCGTCGAGGATTTGGTCATCGGTAATATACAGCCTATTAATGCGATGCAGTACGCCGATCAAACGATCCATTCCATGATGGAGCCGCTTATGGATAGCCGAGAGGACCTTCAGCCCCTGCTCTATGAGTGCAAGAGTCGTACCCACCGGCATGTTAGGAGCACCGTCCTGCGATAGATTCTCGAAGGTCGTCCTGACAAGCTCCTCGCCCTGTTCGGTACACCAGCCGAGCAGCTGGTATAGCATCTGGCTCGGCGGATTAAACGGCAGGGGCATGACAATCTCGCGTATGTCCTTGGCACCGACGCCTCCCTCTATTTCCGTGAGTTGGCCGATATTAAGTCCCAGAGTCTGGCCCGCCATGCCAGAGCCTTTGAGCTTAAGTCCCGTCTGAAGATTATTAACCAGAGCAGCATCGAGCAAAGCACGCAGCGAGCCAGTACCTGCCCCGGCGAGAGATCCGGCAAGATGGATGAGGCCAACACTTTGGGCTCCTTCCCACGGTATGAATTCGAAGTCCACCGCCCAGCACATATTCGCCCGCAGCGGATCGTCCTCTTCCCAATTCCTGGTGATACGGAGAATCTGAGAGGAGCTGGCATCGACCTCCATCAGGTAAGGAAGGGGTGTATTCGCGTCCTCCTCAACGTCCTCCATCTTCGGTCGGTCGCCCGCAATCTTAAGGTCTTCGGTGTCTTCGATATCAGCGAGCGCCTCCACAATGAATATCGTGCGGTACCCATCTTGGTTATAGACGCCTTTCTCAACCCCCTGTACTTTGTCCTGGGCCTTCTCCGATTCGGTCTCCTGATCATTCGGCCCTCTAAGAGGCGGAGGAGCGAGGGATGTCGGCTTGACATAGTATTTCGAGCGGATGCGGTTATCAAACTCGGTCTGGGTGATAGACGTACGGAACGTGCGTCTCTCTGCTGAGTAGAAATCACCCGCCCCATCCGGGAGATAACAGTCGTCAATGGAAAAGAAACAAGGCACCGGCCGTTTCTGTACCGAATCATAGACTAACCTCATATACTGCGAGCCGCCCAACGGCTGTTGAGAGAGCAGCTTCTCCAGCTGATTGCGGCATTCCGGCATCTGGCGACGGAACTGCCAGTTCATATGGGCGCACTTGCGCTTCGCCTTCTCGATCCTGGCAGGAGTAGAAGTGCCAACGATATCATCCTTGACCGGGCCGGAGGGCGGGAATAGCTCGCCTATCGTGTGCGACTGGTAATAGATCGTCGCTTTCGTTATCATTGGGTGAACAGCTTCAGATGCGCCGACGAAAGCCGGACCACCTGGAGCCTCATCGCCCAGGCCGGTACGCCGGATACCCTGGGCGTACTTATCGTCCCGGTCCTTGCGTGCATCCTTGTCCCGCTCGATGAATTCCACCAAGTCAAGGCCCAGACGAGATAACGACGCCGAGTCCAGGTCGGGAACCAGATTCTTATAAAAAGCATTCGCATCTGCGGTCGGGCGTTCATCCCTATCAGGGGTAATCTTAATGATAGCTCCGCCATCGTCGGTATCCTCCGGCGGCAGGTTTTCGTTAGTATTCCGCTTCGACAGAGTCTCAGGGTAGTTCCTGTCCTGGTCGAAGAGGGCCGGGGTAGGGTTAGCGGCCATTAATGTCTCCCGTCATAGGGATTGCGACGCGGGCGCAGCTTCTCCATCGCCTTCTTCGTCGCTTCCTGCGGATCGTCCTTGACCGTAAACTTGATGTTAAAGCGGTGCATTAACCAGATCCACGCCTGCGTCGCGGAGTCCAGGAGATCGTCGTGAACGAGCGAGCCCTCACCGACGTAGGTGCATACCTGAGAGATTAAGCCGTCGGCCCAGTTACGCGGCTCGCCCTTGACCTTTAAGCTCTCTACTGCCCAAACCCGGCCGTGGGGGAAGAGCGGCGAGCACGCATGGAGGCGGGAGAGCTTATCCATCCCCTCGGGATTATAGCTTTCCGTCAGGATCTCCTCTACCGCCAGTTGCTGGCGGAGCGAAATGCCCGAGCCCTTGTCCTCGATGAGTATAAGATCCACGGGACGCCCCGTATGTTTCGGCCGCTGGATCTTATCCACGAGCGGCCTGAGGACCGGTTCGTCTTGGTCACCATAAGTATACGTACGCTCCACCTTGATCCTTTTGATAAGCGCCGGAAAGCCCAAAAAGTCTTCCCAGGCATCGAGCAGCATGATATGATCGGCGCGCTCGTACGTAAATATACCCCACACCGAGCAAGCCGTGGGGTCCCCCGTTTGTTCCTTCTTGTCCCACTGTTTCTCCGTGAACGCCGTATCGAGGGACATAACGATAAGGCGAAACTTCGGCAGCTTCTTGGTTGCCGGCCATAGACGCCATTGAGACCTCTTGACAAATCCAGCCTCCTCAGGATCCAGGATCTCGCCGTATAGTTCCTGCCGCCCAACAGAAGTACCCTCATACTTTGCGACATTCTCAAAGAACGTACGAGGAAGGTTCTCGCGGTTCTCATAAGTACTCCCGTTGATGACGATAGAGCGCGGCAGCTTTACCAGGGTACGGATGAAGGGCTTCGGCTTCGGCGTGCCGGTCCAGAAGATCTGTGGGTGATCGCCGAGGCGCAGGCCCATTACGAGGTTATCCCAGGTCTTCTCGGGATAACGCCAGCTGGCAACCTCGTCGCACCAGGCCCGGTGGCACTGCGGCCCGCGCAGGCGCTCCGGCGTGTCGGCGGAGAAGCCCTGGATCAAGGCATCGTTCCAGAGGCAGATCTGGAGCGGACTCTTCGTCTGCCACTTTATCAGGTGGGGCGGGATGATCGGGTAGATCCGATTGGTGCGACGGTCGAAGAAGTTACCGTGGAGCCCGGTCGGGCCATAGAAGCATACCTTGATCAAATCCTCGTGGGTCGGCGCTATCACGAAGTTGTAGGAGCCGGGATCGCGGGCGGCTTCCGTCCAAAGCCACTGCACTGCCGCAAGCGTCTTACCGAAGCCACGCCCCGACTTGACGCCATAGAAATCCCACTGCGCTGGCGGGGGCGGCGGTATCTGCTTGCGGCGCGCTACCGACTTCCACCGCAGCGAGCTGGCTAAGAGAGCCAGGTCCTGGTCGCTGAACGAGGCGAGCGTCTCGCGCAGTTCGTCAGGCGAGGCGCTGGCTATGTTTCCGGTGTCGAGCATTTCTTACTGCCGTTGCGGGCCTTCTTGACCAACTTACGACTGATTTCCCCGGCAGGCTCCAAGACATTAGCCGTAGCCGTAGCCGTAGCCGGTGTGCCGCCAAGCTTCCTGATCCGCTCCTGAAAAGTACCCTGAGCTTCCTGAATGCGCTTGCCCTCCTCGTAACTCAGGGGTGGAGTCGGACGATTCGCGAGGGATGCGCGTAGTCCCCGGTTCTCCTCCATAAGCTGCGCAACCGCGTCCGTAAGTTTGCTGACCTGATCCAGTAGTTTGTCGAGGCGGCCGTCGGGCTGCGGTGCTGAAGGCTTCGCAGCAGCAGCAGTCGTCGCAAGTTCTTCCAGTCGGCTACGATCCGCAACTGGCGTCGGTTTATATGGGGCCTTGGCATCCGCGAGACGTGCTCTCTCAGCAATCTCCCCCGGGGCGCGCAGCGTCTTCTGGTACGGATGATCTTTGTCCGAATTACAAGCACGGCATTTAACCCATCCCCAACGCATAGTTGAGCCGACAATCGGCATATTGGCCGTCCCCTTCCCGGCCGTTATGATACCAGGGGTAAAGCCTTCCCGACATTCGGGATTGCGACAATCATTAGTTTCACTTGACATCAGCGCTCCGGCGGGTCCTTGTAGCGATCCTCGGGACGAAACATTCTCTTCAACGCGGCATCACTTTCCTCATAAGCTTTCCTGAGCTCTTCGATAAACTCGGGGTGATCGTCGTAGAACTTCTCCCACAGCTCGTGCATGGACTTTTCCTTACCGTCACTGCGGTCGATGACGCGCAGGTTCTCTTTCCAGAATTGCCAGAACGATTCGCTGTGACCGATCATCCGATTACCTCCGACGCCCGCCGCGGCATATCGCCCTCGGGGCATTCCCAATCGTGCCAGAACAGGTCCGGGAGGGCAGGTGTGGTATCGAAGCGGGCATAGAATTGCCAACGGCCCGGGTCTTCGGGGTCCTGCCTGACCTCGGGTCGGTGACGCCACCAGACGATAGGTGCGGACATGCCGGTAGCCGCTACCTGAGCAAAGCTATCGAGCAGGGAGGTTATCAGCTGAGCGTGTATCGCCTCACAATCCTCGCGTGAGCCATAGAAACTCAGGATTTTGTAGACGACCTCGATAATCTGACCATCGGCCGGCCCGGCAATGCCGAAGCGCGGCACTGCGGGGCCATCGATCTGATAGAGACCGTCGGTAAGCTCAGTGCTCATGCAACCTCTCGTCGTCGTCGATCTCGTCGGGCCGTGAGGCATGCGTTTCCCTGACGACAGAACGTATCGGCGGATCGCCGCTATCGACCCAGTGATAATACTCCGCCTCCGTCCAGCCGTTGCGATCCGCCAGGACGCGATTGCGCAGCGTATCACGACCGGGCTCGGCCAGGCCGGACTCCAGCTTACGAACCAGCGAATAGCGACCGGCCCCCTCCGGCGGATCGGGTTTCTCAGGGGGTAAGGAGGGGACGTTGCCTTCACGTGGTCTGTTCATAGCGATAGCGATAGTGTGCGGTGGCCAAGGGAGGAATCGAACCTCCGACGCATGCCGCTTCAGGGCATCGCTCTACCATGCTGAGCTACCTGGCCACCGGGGCAAATTTGTCGCCGGCGTGCGGGTCCGGCTCCGTGACGCGGCCGATAGACTGGCGATCCATGAAATCCATAATGCACAGCTGGCAATATCTGATCCACGGCCCCGCATCCTCGCGCTTCATGCAGATCCACCACTCGTGATCGCCGTGAGTACCGCAGCGGTGCTTAGGCACCGTGATCGTAAAGGTGCCGGCATCCTTGACCTCGTAGATGGTGCTAGGCGTACCTGAATCCCGTTGCTCGCTCATATTCATCTATCCTCGCCTTCAATTGGCGGACGATGGAATCGTGGAAGGTGCGTGGTACCCAGTCAGGATTCGTTGAGGGGTCCTGGGCCCGCACGACCTGTTGAAAGGTCCCGTCGGTCCAGCGGCACCAGACGGTGCCATCGCCCTTGTATTCAAGGATCATGCCGGGCACGTTCCCGGCTGGATCATAGAATTCGCTCGCGCCGTTCATCACTTGCGCCTTCGTAGCCAGACCCAGGCTAAGCCACCGAGCCCGGCGAGCATGAGAACGAGCGGGGCGGGCTCGGGGGTAGAGATCACCGTCTGGGCGAAATCGTTGGAAATGCTGTTGAGCTCGCCCGGGCCGATGATGTGGGCCGTATCGGCCACCGTGACGGAGGGGACGCCCGGTGAGAAGTCTAAGCTGGCGAAGCCGCCGTTCAACAGGGCAGAAGGGCTAAGGGCCATGCCGTTCATCGTACCGGTCGTTACGACATTAGGGAAACTGACGTCAACCCCGAGCGTGCCCTGGAGTATCAGGTTAGGGGACGCTGGGGTGACGGTATAGCCCCACGTCAAGGTACCGTCGGGGAAGAAGCCCCCATCGCGGTTCAAGGTCACGGCGAAAAGCTTGCCGGCGTCCGCGATACCGAACTGGACCCGCGTATCGCTGGGCTCACCGGACAGCGTGAAGGCCGCAAAGGTCTTATCGCCCAGCGTACACGAGAAATCAGCCGCCGCGACCGTACCGATCAGCGCATCGGCCGGGCATGGCGATTGCGCCGCAGCCGTTCCCCCGGCTGATATTAACAGGAAGGTAATCAGTGCAAGCGATTTCATTGCTTGTCTCCTACGTAATCGGGGTGAGCCGCGATCCACTGGCGTTGCAATTCGCAGTCCTTGCTCTGTGGACCCGAATTCGCACACGCTACCGCTATCGAGCGCGGCAGGCAACTGACGTGCTGAAAGACCTCGCATCCCTGGATCCCTGTCGTCAGGATTACCAGGGTAGTAAAGATCAAGGTATATCGCATTGAGAACCCTCCCTGAGACGATTTGCCACGTGACGGTCATAAGACCTTCCTCATCGGCAGGTACTCGACGTGAACCTTGTCGTAATCGTTGTCGCAGCGTGGATGGATCGTAATGACCTGACCTTCGAGCGAATAGCTGGTAGGCCGGCCCGCGGCTCCGCTGAATTGCTCCTTCATCTTCTGCATTTCCAGGGGCGGTATACGGTGCAGGGGATAGAGCAGCCCGTTATGATCCTCGATAATGATGCTGAGCACATCGAAAAGCTCCGGCATCACAATCTTGATCTGTTCCCGCTTCAGTTTCATACGCTTGAGAATGATCGTAGGCTAATCCGCCGTTTCCCCGGCCGCTTCCCAAAGCTCCTCGTCGGCAATCGACAACCACTGATCGGCGGCGTAGCTAATGATCGTCTGCTTCGGCTTCTCGTCGTTGAATAGCGTCAGCACGCCGTCGTGGACCTCGAACTTGGCGGCTTCGAGGGTATCGGTCGTGTCGTTCGGCAATTTGACTAGATATTTGGCCATTGTTTTTCCCTCCGCTGCGCTGGGGTTAACAGGGGTTATAGGGTTACTTGCTTCGCTGATATTAACTATTTGCTGCTGCTCTTGCCACTGCTCTCGCTACTGCTCTCGTCGTCTTCAAACTTCTCATCGGCCGGGGTCTCGGGTTTGAGGGTCTCCTTTGCTTTGGCTGCGGCCTTTTCCATATCGGGCTTCGAGGCGACCAGGGCAAGGATCGCGTCGATGACTTCGTTACGCCCTTCGATCTTGATTGCGCCATCCTTGCCGGTACCCGCAACGGTCAGGCGCTCCGCTGCCGGCCAGTGCTCACGGTTGCGCGAGGCGAGCCAGTGCCGTTGGGCGAGGAACTGACCGGGCATATGCCGCTGAACCTTGAGGACAACCGGATTGCGCCCGCCGACCGCCTGTTGCTCGAAATAGTCATAGCCCAGAGCCGTTTTGAACATCGAACTCAGCACGGCCCCGTCAGCGATAGTCCGCCCCTTCTCGATGGCGGCGTCGAGGCCCGGGTAAGCCTCCCGCCACTTCCTGATGGTGCCAGGACCGAGGCCATACACCAACTCGATCTCGTCATCGGTCGCGCCACGCATGGCGATGAGCTTTACCAGGGTAGGATTATCAGGGAGGTACATAGCGGGTCCGCCGGGGATTCCAGCCGGTACATCACGCTCGGGCGGCCGAGGTCGCTTGCGCCGTACTACCTTGATTTTCCGATTAACCATTGCCACGCCCCGCCTTTCCCGGCGCGCAGGATAGCAGGGTTATAGGGCCAGCGCAAGTCATTGCCCCTAGGCTAGCTATAGGCTAGGCATGGCATGGTAACCCCTTAAGGGCGCACCCCCGGACTTAGACCGGTTACTAATAACTGATTTTGGCTTTAAATACTATGTATATCGTTGCAGCGGGGACGACGCCACCAACGGTCAGCCGGGGCCGATTTTTAGGGTGGCTGATATTAGCCGGGGACGAATATTCGGCTAAGGCTAATATAAGCTTGCAAAATAAAAGCTAATATTAGCTTAGAATAAAAAAAGGCCGCGACGAGCGCGGCCTAAGTTAGAAGTTAGAAGTTAGTTTATTCGGTTTTCGCCTCCGCGTTCGCAGGCGTCGCGACCTTTGCGACCTTCGCAGCCTTACCGTTCGCACGCGCCGCGAGCATCTTCGCGAGTGCCTTTGCAAGAATTTCGTCGCTGCGGCAAATTGCGAAGCAAACTTGCACGTCCTTCGCATCGTAAAGGTGCCGCGTGCCTAGTTTATGCGTACGGAAAAGCCGATTTTGCGAGTAGTTTTCTACTCCGCCCGCGAGTCGCGACGCACGCGCGAGTCGACGATAACGCTTGCGCAATTCGTCGCTAAAGAACGGGTCGCAAAGTACGAACTTTAGCGGCTTGCCTTCTTGCGTTGCTTCCTTGCCGCCGCGCGTGCGTTCGTCGGTAGTCTGCCCGCGGATTTTCTTTATCGTGCGGACGATTTTGCGGATTTTCTTCGGTTTAATTCGCAGGATCGGACCGGGAGGCGGCGCAGTAATTTCCTGCGATTCGGGGGAAGTAGCGGCGAGAATTTCGGCAACGGTTTCTTCGATAACGTGCATTAGAGTCTCCGATTATTGCGGTCCCTAGGGAACCGGCCGGTAAACCCTACCGGCAGGCATATTCTACGCCGTTCCCTAGGGAACGCAATTAATTTAGCGCCGCTATAATAAATTCCTTGCCGTGGCAAATAGTTAATATTAGCGACTAATATTAGCTTTGATCTAACCTAACTCCTAACTTTGGCGGCGATTTTTTGGCGAGGCGCAGCGCCAGGGCGATGGCTTGACAAAACAAGTCACCTATCACGGATATGATGTGTCTGGGTTTGAGACAATCGACTTTGGTCCCGGATTTCTATATTAAGCCAGGCCAAGCTCTTATTATCGCTTATGACTTGACAGGGCTAGGTATGAGGCGCTAGGACCATCCCAATGGCCCCCCCCCCCCCCCCAAAA